TAAAGCGGTGTGTTGCGCTTTTTGCTCGACGAACTGACAACGTAGCTGTAATCCGTGAACGCTCCAAAAGGGTTTGCTTCCGCAGAACCAGTAGGCGGGCTGACATTCAGCATCAGCTTTGCGGGGTCGCTCCACGATTCGTATGCGGATTCGCCAGTCTCATTTCCCCACTCGTCCACAACAGGCGTTTTCTCGCCGATAGGGTTTGAATACCAAAGCGGGCGCTTGTCCAGAGGGCTTCCATTGAACATCAGCCGATAACACCTACTCTCGGAACAACTTCATTCAGCAGGGACTGCGCTACATCAGAGCTTTCCCACACACGAGTGATACCGTTATTGGTATAGCTCGTCTGTCCGTTTGCGCCGATGTGGTTGTACAGTTCCGCTGCAATGCGTATCTGCAACGACTGATACTGCAAAGGCAGCTCGTCCGGTCTGTTGCCGAAGGGGTAGCCCTGTGCAAATATCTTGTCTTTGGCGAAATCAAGCAGCAGGTCGAAGAGTGGGTAGTCCTCGTCCGTGACTTCACGGTCAAGTGCAGGAGCAATGTACTGTCCCAGCTTGACTGCCGCTTCGGAATACTGGTCTCCCATGCCGCTTTCCTCCTTTCGCCTTAGTAAGCCTTGATGCAGTACACAGCGTCCATGCGCTCAAAGGACGGCAGGACGATTTCAGAAGCATAGACGTTGGCGTTGACCGGGTGAACGGTCAGCTCAGTGGTGATGGCAACGCCAGTGTTCACGATGGACACAGATGCACCGGACTGACCAGACAGCAGGTCGGCTTCCTCAGGGGTAGTGCCGTACCAAGTGCTGCCCAGAGCGCCGGAAGGAGCAACCACTACCATGCCATCGGGCAGGTACTTCTCGCTTGCACTGTACTGGTCAGCTTTGAACATCTTGTCGTACAGATGGATGGTCAGCCCAGTTGCAGACTCGATAATCTGCCGTGCTTCGGCATCCAGAAGAACGGCGTTTGCCTTTGCGGTGACGGTCATGAACCGATTCTTTACCTCGTCCGCAGCAATCATGTTGCGGAAGGTAGCGGTGTTCATGTACACCTCAGTCACAACCTCGCCCACGCTTGCCAGAACAGCGTCCTTTGCGGCGTTCAGGTCGGCAATGGGGGTGGCGGTGGCGACGTTCCACTTAGACTTCGTAGCAGAGACTTCCTTGAAATTGGTGTTCTTCCAAGTGCCGTCCGGGTCATAGTTGTAAGTGTAGTTCACGCCGTTTGCCTTGATGGTGATGCCGGGAACACCATTGGCGGGAGCCAGCAGCTGCCAAATCATGCGCTCAGGCACGATACGTGCGCCGGTGATAAGCTGTGCGGTATCATCGTACAGGCGGTTCATCACGTCGCGAGCGTAGGGGTCGTTGCTGTCCAGAACACGCAGGATTTCCTGACGGTCTTTCTCGCCCAGATGGTAGCCCTCACGGAAGAACGGCATCTCAGTCTCATCAAACTTGAAGCCCTCACGGGTACGGAACGTAGCCTTTGCGTCAAATGCGCTGGGCATCAGGGAAACGCCAACGCCCTTGTGACCACGCAGCCACTTCAGGTCAAGACCGGCCTTCTTCTTTGCAGGGAACAGCGCATCAGATGCAAAAGGCATCGCATTGGTAGGGTCATTCGTCCAATAGGCGGCAATCGCAGCCGGGGCAAAGACTTCCTTAAGATTCAGTGCCATGTTGTTTTACCTCCTATTAAGCGTTCACGCTGATGTTGTCACGGCAGAAGATGCCGGGAACGGCAGTCTTAAGCGCCTTGATCGCGTCAGCGTCAAAAGTGAAGCTGGAACTTGCCGCTGCCTTCTTGGTGTCGATAACGCCACGAATCAGAAGAGAAGCGTTGGGGTTCTCTGCCGGGTCAACGTCATACAGCAGGATGCCATCAGCGTTGATGGTCTTAGAACCAGTCTCGCCAGCAGCAACAGCTTTCTTGCCAGCCAGCGTCATGGGATAGCCAGCCTTAACCGCAGCAGTTTCGGTCACGGTAAAGGGGATGGCGGTGTAGTCATTGGAAGCAAGGATGGTATCGTTGATTCCGTTGACCGTGTTTCGGGTAAACTTCATGTTTTCCTCCTTGTTAATGGAAAGCACTCATTGCGTCACTCGACGCCTTAGAAGTATTTGCGTTCTGCTGTGCAAGGCTCTTGGCAAACGCCACGCCCTCACTGTCAGAGCCGCCCTTGCCATCCGCACCCGGAGGCGTGGGCATATCCTTCAGCAGGGAAGCCTTGTATGCGGTGTCATGGGCGGTCATAAACTCCGACTGGAACTTAAATACCTTGTCCATGTCGCCGTCAGCCAGTGCAGATGCAGCCTTGCCAGCCAGTTCAGCGTCATAACCCTGTGCAACGAACTTCTCACGGTAAGATGCAAGGGTCTTTTCCTTGACAAGGTTTTCCTTGTCGGCAGTCAGGGCTTCAATCTGCTTCTGCATTTCTGCCAGCTTTTCAGCCTGTTCCTGTGCGGCGTTCTCGTCATCGGTACGCTTTGCTTTGAGCTGCTTCTTGTACTCGGCTGCTTCACCGTTGGCTTTCGTCACGGCGTTGCGCAGCTTCTCGACCTCTGCGTTAGGGTCTACAACCTTTTCCAGCGCAGAAATGATTTCATCGGCGGTCATGCCCTCTTTGTAGGCATCACCAAGCAACACATTGAGTTTCATATCGTTAATTTCCTCCTGCGTTTTTTTATCGTTACTTCCCTGTAACGCTGCGAAATTTGTATCCCGGCTTCCCTGCCGGAATATATCAGCCCGAAAATTCGGGATGATTCTTTATTCCTTTGGGTAAATTCTTTTGTACGGCTCAATGCCACTATCCAAAATATATTTTTCTCGCGCTGAATTCCGGTCAGGGTGCGTCCATTTGAACTTTCCACATTTCGTGCAGATATACTCGCACTCCATTTCGCGTGGTTCGTTTCCGTTAATGCCGTGCGTCCAATGCCAACGAGAAAGCGTATAGTCATGTTTGCAAAACAACTGTTTCCAAAAATCACGCATTATCTTTTTCTCCATCCGCATTGTTTGGTTGCTTATTAACCATGTTCCCGGCATTTGTGTCGGTAGCATTCTGCTTAGGCTGTTCCTGCGGTTTCGGAGCTTTGCCATCCTCGCCTAGCTTTCCAGCGGCAATCAGGAAGGGCTTGCTCATTTCATAAGCGGCCTGCGGGTCAGGGAACAGACCGGGCGTGGTGAACGCCAACTGCGGGTCAATGGTCTGCTGCAACATCTGCGCAAAAATCTGAACCTTGCTCTGCTGGTTGTCGTACTGACGGCGCGGCAGTTTGATGTTGATGTCACTTGCCATCAGCTTAGAACCAGCCGCGTCACGCAGGATTTTTAACATTACAGACAGGCTCTGGCGCTCCGAGAACTTGAACATATTTTCGTACTGCTGCGCCCTTGCTTCTGTGTGATTCCAGCCGTTGCGGACGATAACTGCGCCCACGTTGTCGGACGTTGCGTTCTCGCTACCAGTGGCACTAGGCATGGCAGTCAGGCTACGGTACACGTTCAACATGGAATCAAGCAGAATCTGCGTTTGCTGCTGGTTCAGCTCGTTTGCAAGCTGTTTTACATCGGCAGCAAGTCCAGAAGTAGACTTGATCGACATTGCGCCCATAGCCTTAACAGCTTCCAACGCTTCTTTATCGACAAGACAGTTAATAAAGACCAGGATAGACTGGATGAACTGCTCCACACCGTCCAGACGATTGCTTTCAAGATTGTTGATGGCATCCAGAACAGGGATAGCCGGTTCAAACAGACCCATGCGCTCTGGGTTGAGCTTGTATTCGACCATCGGCAGCATACCCAGAGAATGATTCTCTGATTTTGTAACCTTGCCGTTGTCGATTTCAAAGTACTGGTTTGGCGTGTACACGCAAATCAGGTCGTTCAGGTCGTTCTGATAATTGCGTGGGATGTGCAGCACGTTGGCAATCGGCTTATGCCCGATGCCGGAGTTATAAATCACATACGCCATGTCTGGGTCGGGAACGTCCACCAGCAGGGGTGTTTCGTCCGGGTAGTTGCCGCCATACCCCTTGTCAGGAAGAACGATGCGGTATCCCTGTCCGCACTCCAACATCCACTGCCAGAGCCGCCGATCAAGCGCATCCTTGCCCTCATACTGCAAGGCGTTGGACAGGCGGGCGATTTCCTCACCGTCACCTGTTGCAGTTTCAGACCGCACATAAGAGCAAGGCGTGCCGCTCATATAACCTGTGTAGAAGCCCACGCACTCATTAGCGTGGTTCTCCACAATGCGGTTTGTGATTTCAGCGTGATATTCCTTCGTGCGGTGGAGGACAGGCTGACTACCCAAGTAGTAGTTGTGCAGAAAGCGAATCTCGTTCTTGTTCAGCAGATGAATAGGCTCTGCCTTGCCCATTACCACTTTCAGCACGTTCTCCCGATTGATTTCCGTCTCCGGCGTTTCAATCGGTCTGCGTCCGGTCAGCGGATTATTCAAAAATCCGTCAACAACTATCTGATACTCAGCCATGTGTTCCTCCTTTCCGTTAGAATCTTCCCATCATTTGCTTGTACTGTTCGACAAACCGTTCTTGAACAAACAGCTTTTCAATAGCAGACCCGCCTTTATTGCCAGCGCCCATAGTGGATTGCTTCTTTGCACTTGCAACTTCTACACACCCACTTGGCGCTTCATACTCGCTGATAACAACCATGAACGGAACTTCGGCAAGCCACTTTTCAAACAATTCATGGTCAAAATCGCATTTGTATCCCGTACAATTCGTCCGTTTATAGGGAGGGTCTGCGTACACAACTGCATTTGACGGAATTTGTGCGTCCCTGTAATTCATTTGCAGACCTTCAAGCTTTTGTATGGCTCCAAGATTCTGCAAGCGTTCAAGATTCTGCAAGCGTTCAAGATTCTTTATCCTTTCGAGGTGTCCTAAATCATGGAGCATTTTATGTTTTGCTTGACATCCAAGCCACTGCGAATAAAACCTTTTGTACTCCTCGCTGTTTGTCTTGATGTCCTTTGAGCTACCATCTGAATTGATTCCGAACTCTCGCAAAAGGGACGTATCGCCAAACACTCTTGCATAATGCAAAGCCTTTTTCCATGGTTCAATCTCTTTTGAGTAGAGATAATCTCTGCGGTTGTTACCAAAACTCCAACAAAGCGAAACGTAAGGGTCAGAATCCTTCAGTCTATGAAAATCTTCGCGGCTAATCCAACGCTTTTCGTTTGCGTATTTGCCGTGAACAGCATCCATAAACAACTGCGGTGCATCGCCAATGTCATTCGCAACAATGTGATTCCATTTGCCAGACAGCAATGCAGCGTGTGTAACAGCACAACCACCAGCAAACAGGTCAATCAGTGTCTCACCAGCAGGAAGATTGGAGGTAACCCACTGCGCGATTTTGTTCTTGCTGCCACGATACGGCACGCCATATCTCACGGTAGGCTTCTCCTTTCCGGCAAAATAAAAAGCGCAGCAAGACAAACCTGTTAAGGTCTATCTCACTGCGCTTACAACTGCGCTTCAAAAGCTATTTAGTTCTTAAACTTTGGTACGGAGACCCATGTATCTTTTGGAAGGTTAGAATCTCCAATTGTAATCCAATGGCAAAGAGGGCACAAAAGAGAGAACTTGCCTTCTACTTCGCCAAGATAACGTCCGCAATCACACGGATTGCCGTTTGCGTCTTTTCTGGGACGCTTGCATCTGACTTTTGCTACCATCTGTGCTCCTTTCGTTGGATTTCTGGAAACAGGCTGTTGAGCACAGACCTGTCAGAAGCTACTGGGAAACTATTCGCACTTCCAGCCGTGCTATTCTTCGCCCGAAGAAAACCATTGCAGCCTTTACATTCAGTTGTTGGACAGACGTAAACGGGTCAGCTGCAATTTTGGTGCTGCATAATGGATTTGAACCAATGTATGTCCGGTTATGAGCCGGGTGCTCTAGCCTGACTGAGCTAATGCAACATAGAAACCCGGCTTGATTGGTTAACCGCTGCTCTTTGCAATGTCATGCTTAAACATTACATTGAGAGCCGGGAATAGCGGTGAATGTTTTGGAGAATAAAGCCATGCAAAGCTAGGTAGTTGGTTGTGCTGCGTAACGGAATCGAACCGTTGCTTGCCAGCCGTGGGGGAGACAGGCTGGCATTCCCCTTACAATTGGAAACGCAACATATAAAGCCCGGTGAAGGTGAAAGAGTGAGAAAACCTCCACCGGTGAAAGGAGGAATATGCTTGTTGACACGCACGCGAGTAAAAATGACAAAACCCCGCGTGTAAGCTATTCCTTTAAGGGAAGCTGCAAAACTTCCTGTGTACATTATAAGCTTTGTCAAGTGGTGAAATCAAATAAATAGACCAAGCAAACACAATATATTGTGTTTTTAATCAAAAAGGCCTCTTGACAGGCTCAATTTTACTGATTCCGTTATACAATTCATCGGCAAGCTGTGCCAGACTATCCGGTGCATCATCGTGCGGAACTTTGCCAAGCTGCGTGAACATCGTGACCTGTTCCATAAATGCCTTGTACTCTTTCGACTGGTGCTTTTCGTCAAGGAAATAGAACCGTTTGATGTCCGGCGCGTACTGGATAATTCTTGACAGCTTGCTTTGACCACTGGGCGCACGCTGGCTGCGGACAGAGCAGTGATAACCCTGCTGCCGAAGCAGGCTGTCCACCACGTCACAATATTCATCGCCGCCGTTGTTGGCTTCGCCACGCACCACGTTGATTTTGTGCTGGATGATTTTGCCAACGACTTCCGGTCTGGTCACAGTTTTATCGCCGTTATTGAACACAAGGTCTGGGATGAACACGGCATCACCGTACACATAAGCGATAGGGCAAGCGGTGAAGTCACCGCCGCCCCATGCAATATCCATGACCATGAGCTTGCGATCAGGCTCTCCGTCAGGCAGAACGCCGTTGAAATACCGCAGTTCATCGGCAGGGAACAGCAGACCTTCACGCACATAGGGCTTGCCCATGTACTTTGCCCACCATGTTGCATCATCAATGCTGGCTTTCATATCGGCGTAGTAGGCATCGTCAAAGCCAACGCCATAGTCATAATTGAAGTTGCTGTGTCCGTTCTCATCCACCGCAGGAATCACACGGAATCTGTACTTCGGGTTGTCTGCATACTGGTTCTGGATGCGTCCCAGAGGGTCAAGCACGTTCCAGCGTGTACCGACCATCAGTTCCAATGCGCCTTGTTTTTTACGGTCTTTCAACTGGTTCAAATAGGCATCGTACTTGTTGTTCAGACGCTCAACATTCAGGCTTTCCTCCAAGTCCTCGATCAAGTCATCACTGTACAGAACACCGCCCTCGCCAATTTCAACAGCGCCAGTCAGCGTACCGCCGATGGAGCGGCAAGTCAGGGTGGGAAAACGCTTCTTTCGGTTCAGATCAACGCTTTCGTCCTTTGCGCTTTTGTCCACAAGCTGAACGTCAGGGAAGATTTTGCCCCAGTTGTAGGTCACAGGGTCGGTGATGATAGACAGCACCTCGCCGTAGAAACCGTTGGTCAGCTTGTCAGAATGCCCACTCATAACCGATGCAACGTCAGGGCGGTTGCCCATCAGCCATGTGATGAAAAAAATACATAGCGTCGATTTTCCGACGCGAGCGGGTAAGCTAACTCCCAAGAAGTCAATCCGCTTATAAAACAAGTCCTCTAGGTCATCCGCCAGCACTTTCAAAACTCTGCGTCTCGGCTGATAGAACTTCTTTTCCGGCGAACGGTTCCATTCAAGGTAGATGCAATAGCTGTCGAACACATCTTTTGCTTCAAATAGGTACGTCCGGCTGATAATGTCATAGACCTTCGCCACGTCCTCGCCTGTTTTCATCTTGCCCATCATGGCTGCACAGACAGATCGCAGCTCACCAGAGTATTTGTAGGCATCGAACCGTTTGTCTTGCGGCAGAGCGTCTCTCAGGTTCACAACCGCCTGAAACCAGTCCTCATAAACCTGTGCTTCTGTCGGATTCTGCTTTGCATACGCTTTGATGCTGTCGATGATAGCGATACACTGCTTTGGCTGCATAAAAAAATAGGCCCCCCTACCTGAAAATGTAAAGAGTGCCTACAACTGCACAAAAATCAAATATTCGGTTTTATAATTTTGTTTCAGAAAATTATTTACTAAAATCCATCTTAATAAATGGGTTGCTCAGTTTATTTGACTTCTTCTGCAAGCTGGTTGAGCCTGCGTTTCAGCTCGTCCGCATCGTAGTACAAGGCGTCTGCGACAGCATTAAGAATATCAGGCTTGTTGGTGTAATCGCACAGCGCTTCAATGAGTTTCAAACTCTGTTCTGACAATTTTACGGATTTCATGCTTTATTCCTTTCTCCGACTATGTAAAGTAGGTTTTGGTTGTTCGTCTCCTAGCATCAGCTTATAGCGGAGATACTTTTCGATAATACTGTGTCTTTCTGCCAATGTACCATAAATAAAGACGAGAGCATCTTTAGCAGCATCGTATTCATTCGGGAAAATGACAATTTCCTCGTTTGCAAAAGTCACGGTGCAGTTTTCCGAATGGCAAGCTTCCAAGAACCGCTTGATTTCGAGGAAACCACCAAAGTCAAGCATAGACCGTAGCGTGATGCTTCCGTTCTTAACAATCAGTTCTTCTCCCTGCATATTATCCAGCCTTTCTCTGTTCAGCAATCCGATACCATGTCTGGCGGGAAATTGCTTCTAGCAATCTTGCATTTCTTATATCCTTTAGGCCATTCATTTAACGGCGTAATGTAAGATGTTTTATCTGTTCCGGGGAAATAGCCATTTTCTGCCCACCATTCTTTTGTGTGACGTTTTCTGTTATCTGGCGCTGTTGGGAATGTAAGCGCTTCTTTAGGGGTGCATCCAAGTTCAAGTCTTTTGCCTATCCCTGCAAGGCTTACATTATTCTCTTTGCACCATTGAGAACGAGTTTTTGTAACGCCATCAATCGTCCAGCATTCCATAGCCCAAATGACGTTTTCTTTTGTATTTACAAATCCGGGTGTTTTGCTGGCTCCATCTTCATAAAGCCATTGTTCGATTCTATCAAGAGCCTTTACTTCTTCACTAAATTCCCTAGTCAACTGCCTATATTCATACTGTATTTCTGTTTCGTTTTCTTTATTTTCTGGAATATGCCGAAGCTCATATAATTGTTTAGACGAAAGGACTTCCTTTATGTTGGTAAGCCTAAAACCATTCATTTGGCATATCCAAATAGCCATTTTTTCAATTTTAAGTGCAATTTTTCTTGTGCTCCATTTTGAAAGAATAACAATTTTAGAATTATGTTTCATATAATGCTTAAGAAAATCATTGTTTCTGTTTTTCTTGTCCATTATACGTTGTTCGTTTCCCATTCCAATGTAATATATCTCTCCATTGTTATCAATAAAAAGATATACCAAGAATTGACCGACCTCATTCATAATGTCCGAATGATCTACCGCAAAATCAAGAACATATCCATCGCCCAAATCATTTTCAATAGCCGCTCTTCGGTTATAATCTGTGCTGCGAACCAAATCCATAAAGTCCTTCCTCGCATTTGGCCCAGCATAACGCATCCAGTCAGTTACCATTGAAGCAAGGCTAAAATAATCAATGCTTTGATAATCCATAAATTCTACCTTTCTGCTGATTTTATATTGCCACACCTCAACAGAAATGGTATAATACTCATGTACTATCATCCTGTTGAGGGATTGGTGGTCTTTTGTTTGAAGCAGCGGTCTGTGGTGGGCCGCTGCTTTTTATTTTTCGTTTTTGTTAACGTATTTGCGGGTGGTGGCCGCATCGGTGATTCCGTATTTCTCGCGGTATTCTTTGACTTTGCGCCAGAACGTAGTTGGCTTTAGCCCAAGTTCATTCATCATAATCTTAGGCGTGCTTTTCCCATTCTGCCAATCATTGTAAAGCTGACGGAATTTCTCTTCATCCACTTCGACAGGCTTACGACCTCTGTATTTACCTTCTGCCTTTGCAATTTCAATGCCCTCACGCTGCCTTGCCAGCATTGTTTCTCGCTCAAGCTGTGCCATCGCAGCAAAAATCGTCATCACAAACACACCGTTTGGAGTGGAAGTGTCGATGCTTTCTTTCTGGCTAACAAACTTGACCTTTTTCTTGTCAAGTTCTTCCATAATGCTTAACAGATCTTTTGTGGAACGCGCCAGACGGCTAATACTTTCAACAACAAGGGTATCACCCTCGCGAACAAAAGAAAGCATTTCTTGAAGCTGGGGACGGTCGGTATTTTTCCCGCTCATTTTGTCCATAAATACCTTTTCGACACCAAGCTGTTCCATGATAACTTCCTGACGAGCAGTATTTTGTTCAGCCGTTGAAACTCTCACATAACCAACTTTCATTTTTGCTCCCTCTCTTTCTGCTCCCATTATACACTATTTTGGTAGTACTGTCAACATATTTTTGGAAGTACTTACATGGTTCTCTTGATTTTTATTATATATAAATATACTCTAGTATGTATTTATACATACTAGAGTAGTATAAGGGTGTTTACTTAGTTAATCACAATCAGGTAGAAAATTTTCTATAATAAGGAGTGATTCTGCCAAACTTCATTTTCGTAAAACTTTGGGTCTTGACAAGCATATTTTCACGCTTTATACTTGTTCCAGCGAAAGCGAGGTGATAGGCTTGGCAAGACGAGCAGAAACCTCGGAACGTGATAAGCTGCGCATGATAAGCACCCGGCTCACTGAGAACCAGATCGCAAGCATGGAAAGCAGCGCAAAGGCATTGGGCATCTCAAAGGTCGATGTTATCCGCATGGGTATCGAGTGGGTGGCATCCTATGTTGAGAACATCAAGGCATAAAAAAATAAGCTACCAGCGAGTACTTTGGACGGTCACGCTGATAGCTTATCCACATCACGAAACGAGAACCTGCAACCACCAAGGGGGCAGTCTCCCTTTTCGGAATCTATTATACCAAAAAGGGCTGCTTTCCGCAAGAGTTAGGAGCAAAAAACATGAATTTTCCCACGACAACCGAAGAATTTCTGAAAACCCTCGCCCACGGAAAAGAGCCGACCAGCGAGGACATGGAGTACGCAGAAGCACTGGGTAAGCTGTCCGAACTGAACTACCGGGCAGGGTACGAAGCGGGAGCAGCCAAAAATAAGGGCTGAGTTTTGTGCAAATCTACAAACTTTTAGATTTTGTACAGATACCAGTACTACATTAAGCGTTTGCGTAATTGACAAGCCACAACATATTGCGTATACTGGTTGCACCCACATGAAAGGAGGTGAGTTTATGTACAGTCCTTATCTCGAACGCCACAATCACACGTTCACTGTTGCGCTGACCGAACGGCAGTTCCAGTGGCTGAAAGCCTATTGCACCGAGCACAAGGTCGCACAGGCCGCAGCCATCCGTGACACGTTCTTTGAGGTGCATCCCATCCCGGAGACCGATGAAAAAGAATAAGACGCTCGCTAAAGTTTGGCGACCACAGCGAACGTCTTATGAAACACTCAGAGAGTATAGACCCTCTTTAGGTTATTATACCAGAGATGGCCTACTCTCGCAAGATAGAAAGGTCAAATTTCTATGAATAATAATCTCGAAACCATCCGAATCTTCTCCGAAGATGTTATCCCTGTGTACGACACCGACACTGGCGAAAAGGTTGTGCTGGGTCGAGAACTGCACGAAAAGCTCAAAATCAAGACCCCTTATCACATCTGGTTTCCCCGTATGGTGGAATACGGGTTTGTCGATGGCACGGACTATTTCACGGAGAACAAAAATGTTCACCGTGAAGATGGGCGTAAAATGCCACAGGTTCAAATCGACCACATCATCAAGCTGGACATGGCAAAGCACATTGCGATGATTCAGCGGACACCAGAGGGCATGGAGATTCGCCAGAAGCTGATTGATCTTGAGAAGAACGTGTCCGTCAACCAGTTCGCAGGGCTTTCTAAGGAACTGCAAGCAATCCTTGTGATTGACCAGCGCACCATGAAGCAGGAGCAGCGCATTTCCGCTCTTGAGAACACTATGACCATCGACTACAATCAGCAGCGCGTGTTGAAGCGTGTCGTGAACACAGTAGTTATCAACGCTCTTGGCGGCATGGACAGCCCGGCTTACAAAAGCCGTAGCGTCTCTCAGAAGCTGTTCATGGAATGCAACCGAGACATTCAGGACTGGTTCAACGTGAACAGTCGAAACAACGTGCCAAAGAAGCGGTTCGATGAAGCTGTCGAGTACATCAAGAAGTGGAGACCGTGCGCAAACTCCGTTATGTTGGTTCAGGTCACGAACGGCCAGACCCAGATGCCCATGTGAAAGGAGGACGAATATGATTAACGGCGATAAGTACGAAAGCCTTGACGAATACATCAGTGACACTCTGGAAAACATGGAGCGGCTTTGGAGAACGCCTGACGTTGGAGAAACCTACAACGGGCGAGTGATCGCTTGCAACGGCAAAGAGGTTGCGTGTGGCTATCTCTCCTACGAAGCAGACGAATACGGCGATTTGAGACCGTACCTGTGCGACAACGGCAAGATTGTCATGCGTGACATTAACTATTGGATGCCGATGCCGAACGTGACCAGCGCATTGAAGAAGTAAACAGCCAATAAGAAAAGCCAGTGGTTAAAGAATATCTAGCCGCTGGCTTTTTGTGTTATGCGTTAATCTTGAATGGCAACCACTTCATAAGAGCTATAACCGGTAAATCCGCTCAATGGATGCAGTTCAAACGATGCTGTCTGTCCAGAAGCGAGGCTGTCCATAATGTAAGTATACTCACCGCCGACAGGGACTTCGTTGCCTTCGGTGTCTTTCATCTTGTAAAGGACAATGACCTTGACGGCATTGCTTGTGAACTGGCTGTTGTTCGTAACCTGTCCAGTGAATCGCAAATCATAGCCTGAGCCACGTTTTGAAACATTTGTAACGGCAAGTTCGCCAGCACGAACAATCTGATTTGCAGGGCTTGCTTCGTGCACGTTCCAATTCTCTGCGCTTGTCGTATACTCAATTCTTGTCGGCTTAATGCCATCAGAATCAAAAGCAATGTAATCCCCAAACCAATAAGAATCACCCTCGCCAACCCAGTCCAGCGTTTCAGAATCGGTCTTTAAGACGGAGCCGTCTTCGCCGTATACCGTGACGTTCAGCGAAACAAAATCAACTGCCCAATCGGTGTTGGGATTTTCAACCAGAACTGCGTAGAACACATAGTATCTCGTTTTGCCGTATTCGTACTTGGTTTCAAGATGGCTATGGGATTCTTTGATCGTTATGGGTTGCACCTGTGTTGCATTGGTCTCTTCCAGCTCAATAGGAGCAGACCATTCATCAGGCTTTGCAGTTGCCATTGCACTAATAGGCATAGCAAGCATCATAACCGCTGCTAGAGTCGCCGCAATGATTCTCTTTCTCATTTTTGATTCTTCCTTTCTTTGGCTAAAATTTTATATAACGCTTGAAATACCATGTGCCATAAGATACACACCAAAAACCAAAAGAGCGGCGCCGATAATAATGCCCCATATTGAAGCGGCAATCTTTTCGTTCTTTTCTCTCTTTTCTTTGTTCTTGTCATTCTTTTGGTTCATTACAGATTCCTCCCTTTCAAGGCTTGTAAGGCAAGTATAGCACAGAACACAGACCCTTTGTAGGGGTCTTTTTGTTTTTGCGGGAAATTTTTGGAACTTGAGATATGGGTGGGGGTGTGTTTTGAGCCTTTTTTATTTTTTCGGTGGTTGAAAGACTGACCGGGCGGGGCTGGGCGGCGGCTATATACCCCGCCGGTGGAGACCCCAGCCCCAGCGCACCCGGACAGGCTGCACAGCGTAGGCAGCAGGGAAGGCCGTACCAGATGCAAGGCAGACCACGCCGTGACGATCGGACAGGGTGCGGGGCGCTGGAGGGCGGGCAATCGCTTTATCGTGTGTATTATGGTAGTGCTACCTTTGGCATGGTTTATTGGTAGCAATATGCACAACTTCCGTTAGATTTATTTTGCTTTTCTTGTGGTAGTTATTTACTCCCAAATTGTTGACATACCACCCTAAACGGAGTATAATAAAGGCACAAACAAAAGATACACCAAATACCGTTACAAAACAGGAGGACAAAAACCATGATGAACAATAAAGAGATCGATTACACCGCCCGCCCCATTCCGGGTGACTATGAAGGCCGCAACCATCGCGCGTGTGTATGGTACAACAGAGCCCGCGCCGCGTTTGATCTCGCCACGCTTGACGCGCTGACAACTGCCGCAGATAAAGCCGCTGACCGCGTGCCCACTGAGGCATACGAAAAAGCAAGAAAGCTCCTTGACAGCGTGCAGCGTTGGGGGCTTGCAGATGCAAGAGCGTGGGAGCTTGACAACGACAGCCGCTATTATAACTCCGAGTGGCTCAAAACCCGACAGGCTCAGCTTGCAAAACGGCGTGTAAAGCTCAACAAAGAGCTTGCAGAATACGGCTTGCAAATTGACAGTTACGGCTTGTATCCTTGCATCCGAGAAATCGCAAAGCCGGGTACAGATATGAATTTATTGTACTGGTTTTAATGGGGGGTATAAATATGAACAAGCTTGTTTTTGAAGTAAACAACGGCAGAAAATTGGAACTTGTGCAGCGGGAGGACAACGGAACGACCCTTATTTGTTCCCTTGATGCGCCGGACAACGAAGCATATATAAGCGCTGGCGACTTTGTGCAACTGATTAACCTTTATCGCTATTGCAAGCGGTACGACATCAAGAACGATTGGATTAACCCCAACGGCAAAAATGCGGAGGTATAAAAAATGACTAGATCGGACGAATTGAACGCTGAAATCAGAAATCAGGCCGTGCGCCTGTACCCAAAATGCGCCGGGCTCTTTGAGCTGCCGTTGATGGTGTACACTCAGATTGTAGCTGATAACCTGACCCGCTCCAAGCCGTACCGCTTGAGCGTCGAGCGGTGCAAAAAAATTATTTTGGCTATGCCGGAATTTGACTGATTGGAGGGTGTAAAAGATGATTACTCTTGACTTTTCCCAGTGGGCCGCAATCTGGTACATTGGCGGCATGGTCAGCGGGGCGTTGGTTATGCTGGTATTTCTTAATAGCTAATAAGGAGGGTTAAAAAATGACGTTGTTTGAAGAAAAAGTGAACGAGTACCGCGAAAACAAGCGGCTTTTGGAAGAGCTGGAAGCAATGAATGAAAGCATTAAAGCGGACATTATCGCCATGATGCAGGGTGCGCCGGAGATGGCGCAAGGCACGGCAAAGGCTATCTATAAGGACGTTCAGAGCGTCCGACTAGATAGCAAGCTACTCAAGACGCTGCACCCCGATGTATATGCAGAGTGCAGCAGCAAAACCACCTACAAGCGCTTTAGCGTGGTATAAGGGGGTGCAAGCTGTGATTTTATCTTGCATCCTGTTCTTCTTCTGGTTTTTCTCTGCGCTGTTCAAGGCGTCCAAATAAGAAGCGTTCCACCCGGTCAGAAATGACCGGGCTTTTCTTTTGCCTTGCATCTAACACGGTGCAGGGCTTTTATTTTTGCCCGGCGGCGTATCGACCACGCGCAAGCGTTTACAGCGGCTTTTCTGCTATCGATGCAAATTATACCGCCTAAACGTCAAAACCGTTCACAGGGCTTTGCAGTGGCCTTTCCGTTAATTCGCCCTATTCCAGCGCACACAATACAGCAGCCATACAAACCGCCTGCACACCGCCCGCGCAACTCCGGATGGCATACCGTCAAACGCTGCACCTCCACCGATACCAGATACCAGCGCCGCGCCGGACGCTGTACAGCTCAGCACAGCCGCCTATTATAATAAGGTATATAAGGGTGCGCCGGTGCGCCCTGTTATGGATCCATGCCCGGCGGGGCAGCATAGCGCAGACCATGACAGCGGCAGCGGGTCAGTGCATCCGGCTTGCATCCTGTGCAGGGTCAGCGCCTGGCAGCTGAAGATATGGCACCGAATCAGCAGTCATGGCGCGGCGGGCAGGGTCTCCGGCGGTCTGCTTCCTGGCATTGATAGGCAGAGGGACAAGAGCAGAGGGCAAACCAGGCAGCGGGCGGAACCACTGGCGGCTTGCCGCCGCATCTCTTTTCGGGCTTTCGCCCGATAGCCAATAGAGGTCAGAAATAGTCGCAGCGTTCCGGCTGGAATAGTCGTAACAACTTCTGAAATAGTCGTAGCTTCTCCAGGCGGATAGTCGTGGAATAGTCGTAAAGTCGTCAGACGACAAGCGTTTGAAAGTCCTATATATAGTATAGTAACAAGCTGTCCGCTGATAGTCGCAGAGTAATAGTCGTAGCGTTTTCTTGCGAATCATCGCCAAATAGTCGTGTGTTTTTTGCGTGAAATAGTCGTTCGCCTTTTAGAGAAATGAAGGTGCGATAGTCGCTAAGTCATCTGACCGCATAAAATTCATAATCCATTGCATATATTCACTCATTTATTCACTCACTAGCCATACCAAATTCGTATACCAACTGTACTTATTATAATACACGCTTATATATCCTAGTAACTATCTAGGGATTATTCTGTTGGAATAGTCGTATCATCAGATTCGGTCTGTTCCTGTTCGGTTTAATTCCCAGTAATGTACTATGGTATTCAGCTTAATTCATAGCGTTCCGCTAGGAATAGTATATGCAACATTTGTACATATCCAACCGACTGCAAAATGAAGTCAATTCTCCATGTGAAATAGTCGTAGTGGCTACCGGGTTAGATGCTACTGCCCTATGCAGGCTAGATGCCGTTACCGTTGAAGGTCACCCGGTCGGCGCGGTGCGCCGGACGATAGAGGGTGACGCAACGTAGAGGTCAGATGGACGATATGCCTATATTCAGCCAATAGAACCTGACGGTAGATGCCGCCTACGGTCTGCTCTGCTGGCTAACGGTATAGCTTTTGGAGATAGAGGGTTGTAGGGGGAAAGAACCAGTTTACAATTTCGCATAACTGCTATTTATTCACTTTTGAACTATCGTAGCACACCCGGCTCCGTCAACGCGCGCGCTTGCGCATATAACCCCCGCAGACGCGCTAAACACACGGGGAGGGAAAGGGGGAGCACGGAAGATGTTAGGGGGATTATAGGGGGTAATAGGGGTTGTAGGGGAAAGAGGGGGACAAAAGGGGGGAAGAGGAAACAAGGGGGAAAGGGGACAAAAATTTGAAAGCCATTTCCGAAAGTGATAGTCGAAACGTTTTTTCGTCTCAATCATCCCTGCGATTAGACGATTCTTTCTCAAATTCAGACCTTTCCGTTTCGCCCTGATAAATAACAAGAGAAAAAAGCATGGAATAGTCGCAGAGGGTAGTTTTACCACCTGACACCATTCCATGCTTTCTGATACAGTAGTTTTGTAGCCGCGCGAGCTAAGATTAGATATTCTTGGCTTTCTTGGCTTCTCTTGCCTTACGCAGACGCTCTGCCAGTGCTTCACGCTGCTCTTCGCTGATCTCACGAGTGACAGGCGGCCGGAACTTCACAAGACGTTTCGGCATCGAATAGGTCTTGGATTCCTTGCACCGCTTGACAGACAGCTCCGCCATAAACTTGTATGTGTCGGGGAACTGCTCACAGAGCTTGTCCAGCTTGCGAATGTAAACCGGGTCAGCCGTGTAGATTTCTGCGGTATCTTCCGCTGCGTTGAAGTTGATAATAGTCTCACGTTCGATGTTGGTAAGTGCCATAGTTGTTTTCTCCTTTGCGTTATTTCTGGATGATGTTCAGTTCGTCAAAAGGCTTCCGCTCTTTTTCCGTTTTGTTTCGTTCTTCCGCTAAACGCTTTTCTCTGCGTTCACGTTCTGCACGTTCATGCTGTTCTCTTTCTCTCCGCATTCGTTGAGCGTTCTGATTTGCGATGATTGCGGCAATAATTCCACAAGTATTTACAAACATAGTCTTTTCCTCCTGTATTTTGTGTAGTGAAAAATATTTATGGGGTTCAGACGGTAACTTTATTGCCTAGACACTGTTATCTATTTTTCTTGCCTATTCTACTGTGACGATACGAGCGCAGAAGCGATACTAGGCTACTATCGCTCAATCGCTTCGTATGTTTTCTCGAAAATATCAGGTTTACACGGGTAGATTTCGCCATTTACGCCACGAATGATATAATCGCCAGTCCTTGCAATCATAGTCCCTTCAAGCGTTTTAATCTCGCACCACGCAGGGTCATCGTGAAACTTTCCGAAGTCATGCGTGATAATATCATTGCTACTTACTGCATCCCAGAACCAATCTTCTCCAACAAGGCCTCGTGCATTTAGTTTGAATGCTTCGATAACAACTGGCTTCTTTCGATATTTCATAGTTGTTCTCCTTTCAGTCCATCCAAGTATACTCTTGGAACCGTTGAATCTGCTTGTTAAACGTGATGGGAAGGTCGCCTATCCCACCTTCCTTGTTCTTGCTCAGCCGAAACAGGTACTTGTCGGGGTTATCGCCGGACAGAAGGATGATTGCATCTGCGTCCTGTTCAATCTGTCCGCTCTCTCGCAAGTCGGAGTTGGTAGGCGTTGCTCCGGGCTTGGATGGGTTTCGATTAAGCTGTGCCAGTGCCACCACGACAATGCCTGTGGTCTGTGCCAGTTCGTGCAGGGCAATGGATATGGATGTAATGGCGGCATATCTGTCCTTTGCGCCTGTTTCGTGGATGAGTTGAAGATAGTCTACGAAGATGACTTGAGCTTTTTTGCGGAGAGCCTGCGCCTTCATCCACGCCACGTTCTTTCCGGCAGCGGAGCGGATATATAAGGGCATCTTCATGTTCTTTGCCTGTCCGTCAATTTCATTCAAGCTGACCGCCTTATTTTTCACCGTGTCAAGAGGGCAGTATATTTGATTAGCCATCAGACGTGCGCCCAGCTTGCGTTTGTTGGTTTCTAGGCTGAAATAGTACACGGTGTAGTTTTGCTTTGCCATGCTTGCTGCTATTTGCAAGGACAGGGCTGTTTTGCCCGCAGACGGTCTGCCGCCGATGATAATAAAATCACCCGGTGAGATGTGCAGCGCTTCATCCAGACGCTCTAGGCCTGTCTTGATATACACAGGCTTCTCGTCCATGTGAAGCACATAGTCGTTCAACACATCCTCGTATGTCCACGCATCTTCTTCCTCGGCTTTCAGGCTCATTGCTTCGCCCATCTTCTGGTAAATGTCTGATAGATCAGAATAGTCGGTAAGTTCGCTGGTCATCTGAAATGCCAGACCTTGCACACGAGTGAGTGCAGCTTGTTCTCTGATAAGCTGTGCCCAACGCTGCATCTGCTCCCTGTCAATTCGCACACACTCTGATTCACAGGTTTGGACACACGCCAAGAGCGTCTGCGCTACGTCTGGATGCTGCGTGTTTATCTCGACTATATCTATCTTACCCCTAGCCGTCCAATAGCCCTGAACAGCCGCAAAAGCGTCTCTCAGCTCAGGTCTGAACAAGTCAAGTTCAAGGTCTGGTATGATTTCATCCACAACGCCCGGCTTGCAGAGCATCAGCGCACCGATAAATACCGTTTGAACGTCCATTGTCATAGTCTAGGAAACTCCATCTCCGTACTTTGCTCGTACTGGTCATCCTGTTTCAATGCGTAAATGTCCTGCCACCCGGCATAGATGCTCTGGTCAAGAATGGCTTTCCAGTCGTGCCGATCAAACTTTTCCAGCTTGTTGCAGAGCATCTGTTTCGCCCGGTCTGTCATAGGCTTCTTGATTCTTGTACGCATCTGTGCGAACTCTCGCAGGGATTCCAGCAAGGCTTTATCGCCATGAGCAAAGTCGGAGAAGATGTCAGGTTTCTTTTTGACCGCACTCTCCGGCAGGGTCTTGACGTTCATCTGACTGTCAGTTGATACAATGGGTTCATTATCATCTGACTTTGAACTCATAGATGAGCTGACTTTCATCTCATTTATGACATGAGGATGAGATGACTTTCGTGTAGACCATCCTTTTGACGCAATATCGCTTCTTTTCGATTCTTCGTCGAGCAAATGCTTAATCAAAATGAAACAAGATTCTGCTTTTTTTGAGTTCAAAGTTGCGTCTTTTTCTTCAAAAACGTATGCACAGATTGCATCGTAGAGTTCCAACTTCTCTTTACTTTTGAGTGTGGAGATGGCTTCAAAGTAGTATCGTTGGAATGTAAAGCTGTCTCGTTTTTTGTCCATGCTCAATCCTCTTTGTAGCGTTTGTTCCATGCTTCGATAAGGTCTTTTTTAATCTTTTCTTTATCGACTGCGGAACAATTAAAGCTGTATGGCTTGCTCTCCATGAATACCCGACACTTGCACCAATTCTTGCCGTTTCTTCTTGTTATAAACATCCGACTTGTAAAATAGTCGCTTGTTTCTGCAATAGCCACTTTCCCACCGCAGAACGGGCATCTCTTGAGTTCTTCCATCTTTAGTCCTCCTCAAAACAAGCATCCAGTTTCAGATTCACGCAGCCAACCTTCGCCCGGAATGTTGACTATCTCATAATACTGCCGTGCAACGTAGATTGTTTTCTGCCCGTCCTCAGCAATCAGACCGACAATCAGATAGTTACCAGCTGCCATAAAGAACCAAGGGTTGCTTTTGTATGTCTCGCCCTTCATCCAGTTCTTCATCCTGTTCACGGCTTTTTCAATGTCCTTGTCGGGGCAGTCTAAGTTGTCGTATGCAAAGAAATCCTCAGGAAATTTAAGCTTTTTCACTTTCTGAATCCCTCTCTAGTTCTCGTGATTCGCTTATGCGCCTTGACAGGCCTTGTGCCTTTGCCGTACGCTGGGCGGATATGTTTTGCCTTGATGTACCCGCAAGGCGGCTTCGGCCCAAAGTCGAAAAGGCTCAAGTCCATAATGATGATGCCAAATTTCTTGTTCGTCATGTTTACTGCTCCTTACGCATACCATTTCGGTGCTTCGTTAAAGATTTCCACACCTTCTGTAAAGCCAAGCCTATCTAAGGTTTCACACATAATGCCATCCATCATGCTGTGAACGATTTCTTTATCATCGCCGTACTTTTGGTATGCTTCCTGCATTTCCTCCTTGAATGCATCAACCATATCTTGCGTAACAACGACATTCTTTTCCATAAGCCCTCCTATACCATCGGAAACGCCATCCAATGCGTCACAGTCACACCTTCCGGAAGTCTCTCGCCTATCTCATCCCAGAACTGACCGTCTGCGTAACAGCCAAGAAAGTACGCTGTCGGCGAAAAGCCTTGCAACATTTTTCCATTACCGTCACGCCACGTTTTCTTAGTTGCAAGCAACAAAGATTACGTCCGTTCTCGTGGCGGTTCGCTTGCTGGATGCCAGAGCGTGTTAGCCATTATTATCCCTTTCTTCAAAATTTGCGCAATATTCGGGAGGAATGTTGAAAGGCTTTTTGAACGGCACTTTGCAAACATATCTGTAATATTCTTTTTCTCTCGGGGAACGCTTATAATACAGGTTCTTACATCGGTCACAAATAGACGTTTGCTTTGCGGGTACATCGTGAACGATTAAAAGAATTACAGCTATACCACAAATAATGATTATCGCCACATTTAATACTGTATTAAGCATCTATTCTTCTCCCTTCAATCTCCGTCCCACACGCCGTCTGGCCGCATTTTTGCAAATTCAAGCAGCCAATACAGCGCACGCTTTGCATTGCCTTCTGTCGCGTGCCAATAGTCGTCATCGTCCGTATCATCACCCAAAGCGGCAATAGCCTTTTCCAGCATCGGGATGCTTTCAGCTCCCGTCTTGCCGTAGATAGAACGAATTCCTTTTTTCCCGAGCACATCATTACGCCGATAGAACTTTCTATAATTCCATGTGACGTAGCACATCAGTTTTTCTGTTCCACCCACAATTCTCACGCCGCCTGCAATAAAATGTACGCTATCCGCTTTAAGCGTTTCATGCGTTACAGGGTCACAAAGTGAAATATCATAGCTCATATTCGTCCAGCTCCTTTCTGATTTGCTGGCGTTCAATCTGCTTCAATCTTGCCTTTGCCAACTTGCGGTTGTCAGCCTTGCGAATAGCCCAGTTGTTGCGGTGGTTTGCCCAGCAAGCGTATCTGTGGCTAAATTCGCTTTGGTCGTACCAACCCTTGCCAATAAGCCCTTTATAGGTCTGCTGACGTTTCATCTTTCTTCTCCCATTCCTTGCATCCACGTTCATCCCACACGAAGTCTGCAACGTGTTCTGACTGGTCGTTCACGCACGAGCCTTCCGGTTCTACGTACCATTTGCAAGAGCCACAGGACGGCTCTGATTTGTTCTTACAGGATTCTGCTGTGCATCGGATAGCCTTACCAGCGGAGAACTGCTTGATGCCCATGCAAGAGCAATGTTCGGTGGTGCAGTAAATCATTCTTGCTTCCTCCAACCGATAAACTCACACAGACCGATGGTCTGCGCGTCGCATCTGTGCGTGTATTTGACTGTTGGCAGGCTAAAACCCGTTAAATTGTTGCAAATAGTCTCAAGGCCAAAAAGTTCATCAAACGCATTGTCAGGAATTTTTGCATCTTTTGCATTGTAGATAATCGCTCCACACTGCTTACAACGCCATACAGAACATCTTGTCATCTTCTTTGTCCTCTCTTTCCCCTGTTGAACCGCCCGATCACTCGCTTATACTCTGCATAGCACTCCGGGCACAGGTCGCCTGTGTCCCTGCGCCATGCCCAGTCCTTGAAGTATTCGTTAGGGTTCATTGTTTTGGCTTCCTGTATCGTTCCGCAGCGTTCGCATACTCGCTTGTGGTAGATTCCTCTGTCAGTCTGCATTACTTTTACCTCTCATTGACCCATAATGGCCATAATCTGAATGATAAGGCTACATACAGCTACAACCAGCGAAGGCAAGCACAACCCGAGAGCATAATTTGAATCGTAAAACACAGGTTCTCTTTTGCATATTCTGTAAATAGGGTAGCCAATCAGCCACCCAATGAAGAACAGGGTCGATGTAAACACAATGCCAACAATAATTATTAAAACAGCCATGTTACATTACGTCCTTAAACAGGATTTCTTTGTCTGCTTTCCAGTCTTTGATTTTGCACGGAATGTCCGTGCCAGGCACGGTCTTTTTAAGCCCGTCCATCTGCCAGACATTCCATGAGATGATGTCTGCGATGCAGTCAATGAACATAGGCATACAACCGATTTCCAACCTTTTAGCATCAAACCGATACCTAAAATTTTCGATCAGCGTTAGGAATAAGTTGCACCTTGCCAGCAAGAGATTGTCTCCCTGCCACTCATAGCCGTATGTCGATGCGTATGCCCAGCATATCCACATATCGTAGTCATGGAACTGCTCTGCCAGAACATTCAGCTTTCTATCCAGCAGACCGATTCTGTCCGGCACGGCAATCATCTGCCCTGTCGTGGTGTCGTATCGACTTGTCAGAAACGGCGCTTCTCCACAGGTGACTTCAAGACAAGTCTTGTTGATATACTCCTTCCAGTCCTCGTCCTTCAGGTCGTTTTCGGCAACGTCTGCCATTTTCTTGCAAACCCATGTTGGAGTGAACACTTCTGCTTTCTTGCTGGTGCGCTTCTTTTGGTCTGCAAGCCGTTTCTGCACACGAGGAACAAGCTGAACCTTGTCCAGTTGCTCCAGCGTGATTTCATCCGCAAAGCCAACGCCAAGCTCAGGTGGCGGGTCTGTCGCCCAGATGATGTTCTTTCCTGTCGTGTGGTCTTGCAAGAGGACAGGCAGAAAGGTGCGTAGGCATGGGTCGGAGAAGTCAATCAACGGGGTCAGGGGTGTATCCATTGTGGTTGTTTCATTCTTTGATTTCTTTCCCATTCCATTTCTCTCCAAAAGACGTTTATGCGCTTTTTTTGTTCGATTTGTGCCAGACGAAAGCCCTCTGACTGCCTACATTTTGTGATGCCAACAATGCGGCTTGCATAGTGCTTCGGACAGCAACGCTTGCCGGGAATTGGCGGTTCATCGCAATAGGCGCATAGGCCAAGTGTTTTTCTATAAGATTTTCCTTCTCTTTCCGTTTTTTGCTTTTCTTTCGTCCTGCATTCAATGCAGGACTTAAATCCTTTTGAAACAGGACGTTTCATGCAAACGGGACATATTCCTTGCTCTTTCAGTCTTTGACGTTTTTCGCGTTGACGTAATTTATGTTTTTGCAGATAATCGGATTTTTGCTTCTCTGTTCTGTTGGCATCATGTTTTTGATGACTTGCATAATTTTTTTCTAAACAAACAGCACATCTAACTCTTCCGGGTTGCGCATCATTAAGGCAAAACGGGCAAATTCCATGTGAAACGTACCAATGATACCTTTCGCGCTTATCGGCATTTCTCCGTTTTCTTAGTTCGTCTTTGCTTAGCTTTTCCAGAAAAATCACCTTGTTTCACATTATCTACTATCCAGCCAATTCCGCATGGCTCAAGTTGGAATCCACATTTCTCAAGAATCTTTTTTGCTTCTCCGTCAATAAATTCAGGATGATTGCCAGCTTTTGTTTCCTTATAAATGCGAACAAGTTCTCGAAACGTGACAAGAGATGGAGTTTGAAAACCTCTCACTTTAATCCCATCAGTCCATGACGTAAGTATCTTGTACAGCTTTTTCATCGTTCGCCACGTCTCTGTACTCCACGTCAATCCCTTTCGGCAAAGCCGTCTGGTACTTCTGAGCCAACTGTTCTGCGCTCTGGGCATCGCCCAACGGTTGTTCAGGCGGCGCAACGGTAACTTCCACGTTGTCACGCATACCAAAGTAGTTCTTGGCTCGGAAAATCCACTCTGCCGGGTTCTCCTGACCATACATACCGTTGTATGCCCACATGGACTGCATTTGCAGAATCAGTTTCAGAATGTACTTCTGCTGCAAGCTGTCGTCACGGCGTTTGCCTGTCATAATCTGTCTCAGGCTAGGCCATTCGATGCCCAGCACCAACGCAATCCATTCCACCACAGGGGAGATTCTGGCTTCAATGCAAGCGTCAAAGAAGAAATCAAGGCGTTGCTGCACTTCAATGGGGTTGTTCATATCCACACTCGGAAGGTCGCCAAAATACTTAGCTGCAATCATGCCGACAACTTTCTTGTCCTCTTCATTTCCGATTCTTGACTGCAAATCCCCTGTGTTCATCATTTTCAGCTTCTCGATAGCCAACGCCTGTTGCTCCTTTACCTTCTTACTGACCTGTGATCGGATGCTCTTGTTCTTGTTCAGGTTTTGTATCCGCTTCTTCTCGCGCTCTTTTTCACGCTTCGCAGCGGCTTCTTCTTTCGCCTTTTGCGCCCGCTTCTCACGCTTTTTCTTTTCAGCTTCGGTCAGCGGCGGTCTGCCGCGACCACGCTTCGGGGGTGTTGCCATGTGTCAGACCTCCTTCGGTGGCTTTGGGAGCGGCATCCAATGGGTGACATTTTCAAAAGACCCACATTCCCTTGCTTCGCACCAATAGCCGCTAGAACAAAAAAATGCAACCCAAATTCCAGCCTTTTTATCGTAAGCGAGAACATAATTGCTCATGTAATCGTCCTTCGGAACTTCAGGAAGTCTATCTTCAACACTAATCCATTCGTTCACGTTCTCACCTCTTCATTTTCGTTTCGATTTTATCCAGCTTGGTTGCAATCCACCAGATAGAGCAGCAGTTGTCCAACTGCCGCCACCAAGTGCACTCTTCTTTTTCGCATACGCACCGACCAAGCGGATTGCTGGTTAACTTCATTGGGCAGTAAAGTTCGTTTTCCATCAGCCATTCCCCTTCTTCGCAAAAGGATTATACTCGCTAGGGTCTGCCTTATTCGCCCATTCAACCCACTCAACGACTTTCTTTCGCAGTTCGTCATCAAGTAGAAATGGTTCACGAATCAGGATAATTTTCGGATTCTTCTTCATGATGTCTGCGTTGGTTTTGACTTCATCGTAATCCACTGAGCCGTAAAGCATCTTGCTGCGAATCTTGTCGCCATGACTTGAAATATGACGAGTGAACAATTCCTCGCGGAACTTAAACTTCTCGGTCAGATGTGGATTGAGCTTCAAATCGTACTCCTGAATGTATCCAATTTTCATAATGAACTACCTCCACCCCATCACAACAGCCGTACAAGCGGCCAGACACACGTTGACAAACAGCCAGACAAGAATTGCCTGCCGTTCCTCAAACAGGCTGTTCGCCATGTTCTTGATTGTCCGTTCGGACTGAACCACTACCGCCAGTAGGACTAAGCAGACCAGCCAGCGCGTTACAAATTCAAACATTATTACCTCCATCTAACATCCTCTATGATGTTCGGATTTTCGTGCGATTGAAACTCATATAAACTGCATATAGTTTTATTTCCGCAAATCGGGCAACTAGGAGTTTTTTTGCTATCCGCTAGAGCAGTTGCAATACGTTCATCGCACACATCGACGCTAGTGGTGCAGAAGTCGCAAGTGAACGTGGCTCTTTTAATGCGACAAAACTTCGGATTTCTTGAAGTAATCTCTGAAATGTCCTCTACCGAAAACATTGCCATTAGCTCCACCTTTCTCTCAGCTCTTTTTCGACCTGTTCTGACTTTGCTGTGATATAATCCGCAAACTCGTCAGGTGTCATGTCTTCTTTTTTGAACTTGCCAACCATCTCCCAGTACCTGTCACCGTCCCATCGGCTGGTATCGGTTTAGGCAGCGCGGGTTATTGCAAAATCGCTCGCTTCCGATGATGCGCAGCGGCTTCCCGCAGTAGGGGCAGAAGTCCGGGAGCTGCTGTGGCGTGGCAAATTCCATGTCTGCCTTTGACGCACCGGTTTGCATCAGCTTAATCACGCAGTAAGCGGAACCCGGCTGCGCTGCCGCAATGCAACTCTGACGTGCTGGGCATTTTGAGCAATCGTACATCGTCACTCCTCCATCTTTGCGCCACAGTTCGGGCAATAATCAAAATCCGATACACGTTCATACGGCGAGAGCTTGTATTCTGCTCTGCACTTGTCACACTCGATCGAGTTGCTTTCATGGTCGTAAATCCATTTCGCTTGTCGTTCCTGTTCTCCTTTCAGCCAGTCGTTCAGCTTTGCCATGCAAGAGGGGCAAAGAGTGATTGACTCTTCAATATACGGAACCCGAATGATTCTTCCTTCTTCGTTTGTGCTCACTTTTTGGATTCCGTTCCCATAGATGAAGTCGTATTCGAAGTCGTATACTTCACCGCAACGGTTACATTTCACGATCATTCTCTTTCTCCAATCTCTTTAGCAGCCCATCCACATCATACCGCCAATGGACACGCAGCTTTTTTGCTTTGACCTCTATCCCCTCTTGCTCTGCCCACTGCCAAGGGATGCTCTTGCGGCTCTCGTTGTACCGGAACGCCAAAACCTTGCTGGCAGGGATTGCAAAGGTGCGGCTGACCGCCCTGTAATTGACTATCACATGGGCAGTCTGACCGCTGTACCCCATTGCATCCACCATGTCAGTGATGTGCTTTTCCTTGCGGTATTTGCACTTTGCCTTGTCGTACTTGCCGAACACCTTTTCCAGAGGGATAGAGGACGTTTCAATGGTTTTCAGCTCAAACAGGTGGTTCATCGGGTAACGGTATACAAGGAAGTCGCAGATGTTGTCGATGGAAAAGCTCAGGTTTTCGTTGCCGCCATAGTAGGTTGCAGCACTGTCTTTCAGTCGGTAGCACCACGCATCGGATGGGATGGATGCTTTGAAGTCTGCTTCAAACTGTTTGCCGGTGTTCATGTGTTGTCCTCGATTTTTTTTGCTTCTCTGATACGCAGCCGAGCAAGTTCGCTATTTGCATATCGCAGTTGCCAGCTACCAAACCAGCCTTTGTGAACAAGTTTTCCGGCGCAGTAAACAAACTCCTGCTTCATCAAGTCATCAAGTGAAATGATGTAACCGCCCGGCTTATACTTTCTTTTCATCCTTGTTCACCTCTAAATTCACTTCCGAAATACCGCTTCTTGCCACGCTCCCGGTGCTTGTCCTCGTAGTTGCGGTGGTACACGCTCTGGCTGTGGTTCAGCTCATGCACGAACGCCTTGCGCTCCTCGAAGTCTTTCTTCTCTACCTTGTACTTCTCGCAAGTGTCGTGGCAAGCTGTGCAGCGTGATGTACAGTTGAGACAACAGGTAATCATTCTTCGCCGAATCTCCTTTTTGTAACGGCAATGCAGAAGCTATCAACTTCGCTCGCCCATCGTGCCGTACCGTTTCCATAAGTCTTTTGCCAAACAAGCGGAAAGCCGCCTATACCATCGAACAGACTGCCTAGCGTGGAATTTTCGCTCAGATAAGGCTTCATCTTCTGTGCAATCCAGAACCACTGAGGAAGTGCAATGGAATTTCCAAGCGCTTTATAGCGCGGACTGTCCGTCGGCTTGTGCTTCTTACCCTTTGTGTCTACCCACTCTCCGATATCTGTCCAGCCGTCCGGGTAGCCTTGCAGACGTTCGCATTCCGTTGGGGTCAGTCTGCGGACTATCCACCTAATTTCCGTTTCCGTTAGGACGGACTGCTGATTTTGCCCCGCTTTTTCTCTTGCAGCCAGCGCTGGAAACGTTCCGTTCTCGCTATATATCCTCCGAGCTTGATTATCCCACGGTGTCAAACAATCTTCCGGTTCTGTTACGATTGCCGTGTAGTCTGTGATTCTGCTTTCGTGGTCTCCCGTAATGGTCGGAACTATCTTTCCATTTCCATTACCTCTTGCGTCAAAAACTCTGCACCTTACCAGCATATCGTTGTAAGCATCCTGTCCATTGTAGCTTCCAGCGTGAGCGCCGGGCGAAAGGGTTCCTGTTTTGTCTTGAATCGGAATCGGCTGAACGATGGCAAGTCCTCCCTGATTCTTCGTTGGGTTTGCGTCAGAGCAGTCGAGCGTTTTACTTACACCTGTTTCATTGAACCCGCTGTACGGATTTGCCGATTTCATGCTGTTACTTGACAACGGATTTATGGAATACGCAACTGCATGACGGTCGATTGTGTTCAGTGTATAGTCCACTTCTTCTTTTGCGCCCAAGCCGTTCGCCACTGCCGTATCGGCTCTGTCAACAATGTTTCCCGCAATGCAATAGCACACGCCGTGTTCATGCCGTGCCTGTAGAGTAAAGGACGGGTCTCCATTCTTTCCAACTCCAAGACCTGTTTTTTCTCCCATCGAGATGTGTCTTGTAGCGATTTGTGTGTTTATTGGGATTATCTCCCCGGCTTGCACTAGCTGGAAAATCGTCTGGTCTTGGAGTGTCGATAGCGTCCCGACTTTTTCTGTTTGCACAAGTGCGCCCTTTCCGCCCCCGGCACAGCCAGAGCGGATTTTAAGAGAGTACGCAGCTGCTTCTCTGCTTTCTCTCTTATCCGTTCTTTCCTCTCGTTCAGAGCGGCCAGCTTCTCCCGTCTTATCCGTTTCTGTTCTTCTGCAATCAGCATTTCCATCGCCTTTGCGGCCGCGCCCGGCTCCCACCACTCCATCATTTCCAGCAGGGCAGTTTGCAGTAAGTCCGGCAATTTCTTTCCACGCCGGGATGCGCGAATCAGGATGCCTTGACAGGCTCGTTCGCTCAAATAGTATTTCTCCGGCGCGTTGACCTGCAAAATCCACGACAAGAGCGATACGTTTTCTTCTCTGGGGCACTCCCCAGTATTGAGCGTCAAGCTGTCTCCAAGCCAAGCTCCATCCATTTCCGGCGATTGCTCCAGCTTTGCTCCATCTGCCCCCCCCTACCCGAAGGTCGAGGAATTGAAACGTCTGGCTGTTCAATGCGGGCAAGTTCTTCCAGCACGGCTCTGAAATCTTCTCCTCCGTTGGAACTGAATGCTCCTGGTACGTTTTCCCAAACAGCGAAAGTTGGATACAGTCCATTTGTGCTTGACCTCATTTCTTTTATGATTCGAACCGCTTCTATGAATAGCCCGGAGCGTTCTCCGGCAAGTCCAGCCCTGCGTCCAGCAATGGACAAGTCCTGACATGGGCTACCGAACGTGATGCAATCCACAGGCTCTATCTTGTCGCCGTGAATCTTTGTGATGTCGCCCAAGTGCTTCATATTTCCAAACGCCCGTCCAGCCAGATAGCACAGCTCTTATATAAGGTAGGTGGTCAGGGTTTATGTTCTAAAAGGGCAAATCCGATGAATCGTCAATCACAGAGAAGTCATCTGCGTTTCCCTGCGAATAGTTCTGTGGTGCATCCTGCGCCCGATCGGCGGGTTTGCTGTCAGACTTGCCACCGCAGAAGTCAACCTTGTTCGCCATGATTTCCGTTGCGGTGCGGTTGCTTCCCTGCTTGTCGGTATACTTCCGGGTCTGGATGCTGCCAGTCACCAGAATTAGGCTACCCTTCTGGAACCACTTGGAAACAAACAGCGCCGTATTGCCAAATGCGGTGCAGTTAAAGAAATCGGTTTCCTTCTGGCCGCCACTCTGACGGTCGCAGGCAATGCTGAACGTGCAAACATCCTTTCCAGACTTCGTGACCTTAGCTTCAGGCGTGTGAACCAGACGCCCCTGAATTGCGATAGAGTTGAGCATTGTTTAGCCCTCCTTCGGCTGTTTCTGAGCACAGTCCCAACACAGGACGCGCCCAAAGCGTTTCTTCGTGCTTCTTGCAGTTTCCAGCGGAGTGACTGTGCGGTTGTTGTACTGAATAGGCTGCAACTGCTTTCCGCAGCAAGCGCATGGGGGGATGGTTTCCGCTTCCATTTGCTTCTGCGCAGGCTTGTTTGACCTGCTTGTGGTCTGTTTCTGGTACTCGTCCGTGTCAGCGTCCTTTGTATCGTCAATGCAAAACAAACCGTTCAGAGCGTACTTTCTGGCGTAGCTGCTTGCAGTGCCGGTAAGTTGGGAATCTGACATACCAGATTGCTGCTTTGGCTCTCTGGCGTATGCCGTGTTAGATATTTTGTCTCCGGTCTCCGAATCGTAGATTGTTGCAGTCGCTTTGATATAGTGGTACTCGCCACTCTGTACAGGCTCGTCTTCAAGAACAAGACAGGCTCCGTATTTCGCAAGGAGGGGTTTTACTGCTTCCAGAATGTCTTCGCAACTGCGGTAATTGTACTTACCAAAAGAATTGCGCTGGCTTTTTGGGGCTTTCAGCTCGCCTTGAATTTTGGAAAGCTTCACAAGTGTTTCCATATTTCTCCTTCCATAAAGCATCTTTTGCTTTCTTAGCTTCTTCTATGGTCTTGAATCGGTATGTTTTTCCGCTAAAGTGGAACGAATATCTGCGTTTCAAACCTTTCGTTGAACGGTCTTCGTAGATTCCGTACTCGCCAGTTAAAGCGTTTCTGGCCTGAACAGTATTTGCAACATTATCAGCTTGGGTTACGCAGCGAAGATTCTCAATCCTGTTGTCTGTCCTGATTCCATTGATATGATCGATTACTCCAATAGGCATTAGCCCATAATGAAGTGCGTACACAAGGCGGTGTGCTTTGTATTGTTTTCCTTTGATTTTTACAATCAAATAACCGTCTTTATCGTAGCTTCCTGCACTGTTTTTCCTGTCTTTTCTGTGTAGCGTACCGCCAGAATCAACATAAAACCATTTGCAAAGATACTCGACAAGTTCCTTATCGGTCATGGAATCGTCCTCCTTTCTTCGGCTTCATTAGGCTTCATTATTAATACTTTGGCTTAATATGGCTGTACAAAATCAACTAGCCATCAGTTTTGCCAGTTGTGCACGGAGATCTTTCAGCTCCGCTTCCCTGTCGTCAATTTCAGACTGCAAGTCCTCAATCTCAGCCAGCCGGTCAGCTTCTTTGGCTTCTGCCATCTGTTCGTTGGTCATAAAATACACGCCGTCCTCCGGCTCGTTTATTCCTCCGAATCTGTCAAGGTTAATCATCTTTTGGTCTCCCTCTTTTACGTTCCTCTTTGATTTGCAACGCACTGTACCACTGGTCTTTGTCAATTTCGATGGTAGACCACCGATGGTTACAGACAAGGCACTTTTTTCTGCGAACGATGCTGTCGTGGTCAGACCGGCTATCAACCGTTGTAATGTTGTCGCTACCGCATAACGGGCATTTCATCGTGCATCCCTCCACTCGCTGGTGTGGTAAGCAACACGCTTGATTTTCCGGCTCTCGCGTTCGCTTCGCTCTTCTTCTTCGGCGCTTACTGCCAGTGCGCACAGAACGATAGCCGTTGCGAGAAGCCCGCAGGACACGATCACCCAGCCAAGCATCTGCGCTGTGGTCTGGCATCCTTGAATCGCATCACCGCAGCCAACTGCTACAATCGCCACGACCAGACCGAGCGCTGACAATACTGTTCCTTTCAAAGTTTTCATTGGTTCTCCTTTTTGCTGCCAAAACTAAAAATCCATCCGGTTGCCATTACAGCGGCTGCCACAATGATTCCCCATGTGCCTTTTGCACCGACCAGTAGTTCAACAAGATGTACAAGCCACAGGTTCAAAAGGAACGCTGCCAACACTATTGCAAGAGCAGCGCTCCACATCAGAATAATTTCTATAAGTACTTTCATTTCTATCCCCTTTCGTTTATTTTTCGCCATTGCGGAGCACGTCTATGCCATGCTTTTCCATTGCTTTGCTATTCTACGCTGTGCCATTGCTGCTCAAAGCTATTTACAGCATATCTACGCCATCGCAACTCGATTCTTTTCAATACGATTCATTGCCTTCGCTAGTCAATTCTACGCCTTGCATACATAGCCGTTGCTGTTCCTTGCTATTCCCTGCTCTTCCCAGCCTTTGCAAATCTCGTCAAATCAGCGCATCGCCGTTGCCGCTCAATTCGCTTCGTCTCTAAGCATTGCCTTAGCATTTCTGAGCCAATCGTCACTATGCCGTTGCAGGTCTCGTCAAATCACCGCATTACCCTTGCTAATCACATCGCGGCATTACTCTGCCATAGCGTTTAATTGAGGATTTCGTAGGTATAGCGGCCTTTGCCACTGTTTCTCCACTGGCCGATGCCACGCAGAGCACCGTAGTCCAGCCACTCACGAACGACTTTCTCATGAGAATCGTCCAGAAGAACGATTTCGAACTCGCAGGTCGAACCAGCGGGAATCTGCTCGCTGTTAGCAAGGCTTACACGTTCGCCCTGTGCGGTCTGTGCGCGGAGTGGGCGCTGGCACTCGGTAATCTCACCGTTCACATGAATGGGAATCATGCGGGGCTGAACGAAAATCAGGCCATCAATGACCTTCTTGTAGGCCGTCAGCTTGCCGGATTCGTTGACCGCTTTCTTTTTTCCGGTTTCAGTCTTGCCGCCGATACGACCCAGCATACCGCAGGAATCCTTGAAGAACCCCTTGATTTGGTAGTCATACAAGATAGGCTCGCCGTTCTCGTTGCGAGGGAACACGGTCATGCCCTTATCTGCCACAGCATCAGCGCCCAGAGCAGCAACTTCGTCCTCGATGGTGTTTGCATCAGGGGACTTGCTGGCGATGAACTCTCGCGCGATGTTCTGATTGCTAGGCCATGTGCCGAGAACCGCTTCGGTGAATGTGATTCTGACTTTTATTTTTTTCATTTTTGCTCACTCTTTCTTTCTTGATATGTTCCAGTCTTAAAGGCTCACGCTCTTGCCAGCGATTCTGCCACGGACTGCTTTTGTTGAAGTTGCTTATTGCTTTCTTCATCGTTTGCCATCTTTTGCTTACGTTGGATGCGTTTCAACCGGTCTTTCTCCCGGCTGTGCCATCTGATTTCTCGCTTGCCGTAGTACTTACCGTTCATCAGGAGGGTCTACCTTTCCTTGTGAAAGCAAGTCGCTGTAATGCCCATAACTCATTCCAAGTTCTTTCGCCTTGTCATTTACCTGTTTAAGGCTGTACTTCGGCTTTTCTTTCGTTGTATTTCCTTCCTGTCTGGATTCACCGGAAGAAGCCCTGATGTAGTCTGGGTGTTCCCTCCACCAGTCTGCGGTCTTTTTTCGCTTTACGGCGTTTGCGCATTTCTTATGGTATTTTTGATACTTGTATAATTTGCGCATCGGCCTTTTGCACCATTCGCACGGAACAACGCCATACGGAGCGCGGCGTTCGGTCTGGTTTTCTTTTTGAACCAATATTGCACATTCTTTGCAATACCGTCTTGTCGGTCTAACTATGCCAAGATACAGGCCGCAGCGCTCACAGTACTTTTCTTCCACGCTGCATCTCCTCTTTCAGTCTTGCTTCCCGATTGTGACGTTCAAAACACTGGTTGATGGACTTCTCCATCCAAAGCACCTTGTTGGCATCGTTTCGTGATACGCCAGCAGCCATTGCCAGCTTCATTCTGCGTTTGCGGCTTTGCGCTTTGCGAAATTCCATCACCAGCACTCACCAGCCTTTTTGACGATGAACGCAGGCACGTTCCTGCCGGTAGTTCGACACAAGCAGATGCACTTTGCAATCCACAGATTCCATTTATCCAGGCTCATCAAACAAGCGCAGTCCGTTTTTTTGTCGTTTTCAGACCTGAGCCACAAGGTGATCGAGATAAATCCGTAGGCTTCTCCGGTGTTGCACCAATTAATGTCGTACCCGTCCAAGCATAGCTGCGTCATAATCTTCATCGCCAGATGCTTTGCTTCGGCAATCTCCTCTTCTGTCCACTTCAGTTTGTCCGCTTCGTAAGCGTCCACCGCCTTGTCAATGTCGAACTTCGCATCGTCCGGGTGCTCAAGGTCTACCTTCAATGTCAAAATCTGTTCCATGCTCAGTCCTCCCATCCACCGAAATCCTGCTGTTCTGCAACAGCTTTGGTCTCGATTCTCGGCGTGATGCCCAGCTTCTTAAGCTGCTCATGGATGAGCTTTTCGCCCTCGACCGTCCAGACCGTCGTGTTCGGGATATAAGTCTTGCCGTTAGAGCGCTGAATGGCTTTGCCTTTTCGATTCTTGGTGTATCCCTTGCCTTGATAGGGCTTGTACAGCACCCACTGACCATCGCTGTCTTTGTACTGGACTCGCTGGCTGTAAAGCAGCTTGTTCAGTTTTTCAGCAGTCAAACCGTAGTCCTTTGCAATGCTGGTGGCTGTCCGGCAGTTGTCTGCAATGCACACAGCACGAGCAAACTCTGCATCAGGTGTCAGCTCTGCAATCCGTTTGTCCTTCTCTTCCAGCTCTTCGTGCGCTGCGATCAGCGCAGTTGCAAGGAGCTGCGAGCGGGTAAGCTGCGGCTGTTTAGCCAGCTTCTTCTCCATTTCGTTGAACGCTGCAATGTACTTGAGCTTCCACTCAAGAGCCGCCTTTCCGGTAAATCCCATAGCCAGCAGGGTGAAACCGTCACGGTTCATTAGGTAAGCCCTCTGTTCCCTGCCGTAGCTGTCCGGCACGGTGGTTTCAAAGAACATCTGCGCAAAATTGCGCACATCTTCTTTGAGGTTATCCACCGCTCTAAGAACGTCACGGTGATTCTTGTCGAAATTCTCTGCAATCTGACGGCTAGATGCTACCGGCTCGCCGTTCTGGTTGGATAAGATGATGTCATTCATTTTTGCTCCTTTCTTACTCGCTCGAATCCTGAATATTCAAAATCCGGCAGATGCTTTTCTTGATGCCGGGCGTTTCCAGCTTCCCTGTCTTAACCTTGAAAAGGTAAGAACGGTCAAAATATCGTCCGGTGTCCTCCTTGACTTTTTCAATCAACCAGTCATTGGTCTTGTCTTTTTGGATAAGAGCAATCTCGATTTGTTTGCCAAAGTCACACAGAGGCTTTTTTTCAGCCATTATTTCACCTCCGGCTATTGATTTTTACGCATAAGTGTAATATAATGAAGTTGCTAGAAATCATTCATTACGCCTTCGCGGTACGGTCTTAGTATAATACGCTTTCGCGTAAAATGCAAGACCTTTTTAAGCGTTCGCGTAATTTCAGCAAACCTTACAATGCGAGGACTGGAATTATGGCAAACTTGTACGAAAATATTGAAAAACTCTGCAAGCAGCGTGGAGTAAACGTGACCACTATGTGCAAGGAATCGGGCGCAAGCCGTGGGTCTTTGACCGATTTGAAGAACGGAAGAAAGCAAACATTGAAATATGAAACGCTTGATAAGATAGCTTCTTATTTTGAAACAAGCGTGGATGCTTTGGTTTCTGGCGAGCAAAAAGAAAACCCGCCCCAGCAGCCACAAAGTGAAGTCGATGCAGCAGTGGAGCGGATTAGAAAAAAGCTTGAATCTATGCCGAAAGAACAGCGTGAAGCTCTGATGAACCTGATCGAGAAGATGTGAGGTAAGCCCATGTATTATTTGTTGTGTAGCTGTGCCTTTTGCTTTTGGTTCATGCAGGCCTTGTTAAAAGGCAATGACCGTGTGCTATATGGCAACAGCAGAAAATATCGTTACCGTAGAAACCGAAAAAAGAAATGGTTCTGACCCGGTAAAATAAAAACCCCTTGTGCCGGGCTGGTATAGCTCTGCGCAAGGGGGTTTCTGTTATTCCAGGTCTAGGGCTTGCTCCGCTGCCGGAATCTTTTCAGGATGTTCCAGTAGCCATGCAATAAATCGGTCAATCTTGGCTCTTTCCTGTTCACTCATTGTGGCATATCCTCCCAATCAGTAAAAATGAATGTTCATTTGATACGATTATACATCTTCTAGTTGTAAAGTCAATGTATTTTTAACAACTTCGTAAAAATCGAATGTTTTCTTTGCATCCATTACTTTGTATCAGGGAATCCAAAAATCGCAATGACAATGATTAAGAGCCACATTAAGTTTAAGTTACCCTTTGCTTTGTAACATTCCGTTGAGCATGGAACGAAAGGGGTTATCCGGTAAATCGTCCAGCACATCTGCTTTGACGAGAGAGTTTGTGCTGATGCTGTGCGAAACATTGTTTAACTGTACAATAGCATCGTCCAAGTCTTTTACGGTTGCTCCACGCCGTTCCATTGACTGAAGGAAGGTTTTCACTTCTTCAAGAACAACAGGGTTTTCGGTTTTATAGAATCCGTTCGTAAAGTCCATCTTCTTCTCCTTTCACAGTTCCACAAGCTGTCCCTCAATGCGTTCGATGTTATCTGCCGGGTCGCGCCCATCGTCTAAGGCGGCTACGGCACGTTCTAGGATGCCTTTCGCTTCGAGGTAAGCATCTTTATCAGCTTCGTACCCAGAAAGGCTCAGGACAAGCTCCAGCGTCCGTCTGCGGGCGTATGGGACAATCAGAGCATCTACAGTTCGGTTCATTAGCTTTCCTCCCACGGTTCAGGTGTGTGTGGTTGCCCATCGGGAACGCTGGCAGGCATTCCATCGATGATCGGCATACGTTCATGGTTCCAGATTGCAGTTTCTTTCATTTTGTGTTTCCTTTCTATTTGGAATTTTTTGACAATACAGTTATAACACAGGCTGCTGTTGGTTCTCCATAGCAGCTTTTTCCATTTTTTGGCTTGTCGAATCCGGCAGTTTTGTAGAATTTTGTTGAAAGGGCGTGAATTTATGGATGAATATTTGTTAAGAACTGCAAAGGCATTGGAAATGGCACGAATGCGTTCCGGTCTGAGTCAGCAGAAATTGGCGGCACAGATGGGCGTTAATCGTGGTACGATTGCTAATTGGGAGCAAGGTCTGGCAGCCATTTCTCTGCCAATGGCTATGCGTTGGTTTACCTGCTGCGGCGTATCAGTGGCTCGATACATAGACGCTTGCATTCATCCCGGATTGCTTGAGCATCTGGAGGACGACCTTTTCGACATGGAAAAGCGCAAGATTCTCATAGATGCTATGATGGAGTGTTCCTCCTATGAGATAGATGCTTTGCTGTACATCCGATATGGAGATCACGGTTCAGACCACATTGGCGTACTGACGGAAATCCTGGCAAACCTCCACACGCCGTTGAAGGACAGGGTCACTGTCTGCAGGATGGTATCGGTCAGCTATGAGATAGCACAGGCTACCGGAACAGACCCAGACCCGAACGGAAGCGCCCCGAAGATGGAAATTCTTTATCAGGCGCAAGATGCCGGAACGGAAGCAGCCATGAAGTCCAATGATTCTTATACCGTAAATCCGAATAATATAAGCGGCTGATTGTCGAATTATCGCAGTTTTTGAAGAACATTTTGTCCACGTTCATCCACTTTTTGTACACCTATCGGGCAAATTTGCCTTGTCAATCCGTCCCCCATAGGCTGTAAATCGACAACATTCGTGCGGAATAAATAACGAATTACCGTCAATCTATTGCCTGTGATTGGTTGGCTTGTCAATCTGTCCCCCATAGCATTGAATTAAAAGTTTTTCATCCACTTTTTGTACACGTTAGGTAAAGCTAACCGTTAAGTGCTTCGACCTTTTGGATGTTGAACAGCTGTTTATTTGGTAGTATTCGCTTTGCGTTTTCCACTTTTTAAGAGAGAAAGAAAAGATTTTGTGAAAAATTTTCTTCTTCTGCTATTAGTAGAAGTTATTTTATAATCCTGTTAATAGTCTTGTTTTATATAATGTAAAGAGGTGTACAAAAAATGGAGATAGGTGTACAGATTGTGGAAATAGGTGTACGAAATGTGGACAGTTAGGTGTACAAGAAGTGGAAACAGGTGTACACTTGCTATTGATTTGTACACCTGTTTGTGATATACTTTTATACGAGAGGAGGCGTGATAAGATTGTCTGATATTAAAGGCGGGAACTTGGTTGAAAAAAGTAGACAGCTTGTTTGGGCAAAGTTCACTGACTATACAGCAGGAGAGCTTCGGTTGCTTGAAGTGTATCTTAGCCGTATCAATCCGAGAGACCCTGAAACTTCAACGGTTCAGTTTACGTTACAAGAATATTGCGAATTTTTAGGGTTAAAAATCAACTCTAGGAATTTGAAAGCACAGGTTAAGCATTTCATCGACAACTCTGTTGAAGTTCCTAGAGGTGACGGTTCAGGCTCGTTTGACCTATATCCCCTGTTCAGCAGAGCAACTGTAAATTTTGAACCTAGTTTGATGAACATTACTGTGTCGTTGTGCTGTAATCCGCTTCTGCAACCTGTTTTCTTCGACATTGCGGAGCGTGGATATGTCAAGTATCGCTTGCGCTACACAGCGAATATGAAATCGCAGTATAGCATTTTGCTGTATTCAATTCTCCGAGAGTTCATCGGACGTGGCGTGAGCCAGCCCGAAATTACGTTGGATAGATTAAGGGAACAGCTTGGTGCAAGAGAACCTAGTTATCAAGAGTTCAAACATCTTAGGCGGCGTGTCATTGATATTGCGGTAGCTGAAATAAACGAAGTATCAGACCTGTGCGTTGAATATGACAAGGTCATGAGAGGTCGCAATGCGGTTGCTGTGAAATTCAATGTAGCTTTCAAGTCTAATGAGCCAGTCATAGACGTGGAAGCTAACGAGGTTGAAAGTGTAGAGCTAAAAGATGTTCCAAAGAGCCAACGACCTGCCAGAAAGCCCCGCAGCGGCGCATACGAGGATGTGGATTGGGGATCTATTGCGCCGGAGATGTCTAAAAGCCAGTGTATCTTGACTGCAAAACTGGTGGCAAAGAGATTGCCGGAGAAGTATCCGAACATCAAGCCCAACAAGAAAAAAGAAGCTGTTGTGAACATCATTGAGAATGCATACAGGATTCTTGTCAGTGAGCGACTTGATAGGATTGAAAAAGACCCCGGCGCTTATATGTACTCAATTTTGAAAGAAGCAGACCTTGACGATTATGCTACGTTTGACGATAGCTTCTTGAAGTAGTCAGATACAACGCATTATGCAGAATGAGCACAGTGAGCAGATAAAGCAGAAAGGAGCGGTATGAAGAAGCAGGAAATTGTGTGGTTTTCCGTTAAAGATGATGGGATGCCAAAACCAGAAATCATTGAAAAAGCGAAAGGTCGGTTCTTGTGTTCGGTAAAAACGGCCTATCTAAAAGATGAATCTATAACGGCAACAAACACAGTCGCAGCGTTTATTGAAAAGGGCGAGTTTGTAAACACATCGTTTCAGAGGTTGAACATTTCTTCGGACGCTTGCTTTATTGCAAGAGTGGAAGCGTGGGCAGAAATGCCGATATACGAATAAAGAAAGAGTGATAAAATGGCAAAAATCATAGCTGTCGCCAATCAGAAGGGCGGCACAGGAAAGACTACCACAAGCACCTGTCTGGCTGGTGCATTGCAGTTGCTTGGCAAAAAAGTTCTGCTGGTGGACTGCGATGCCCAGTGCAACGCAACAGACACCTACGGCGCACAGACAGAGGATGTATGTACCCTGTTCGATGTAATGACCCGGCAGGGTACGGTAGAAGAAGGAATCCAGCACTGTGAAGCCGGTGATATTCTGCCGTCAGACAACGCATTGAAGGACATTGACGAGCAGCTTGTCCGGGACATTGGAAAGAACTTCCGGCTGCGTGAAGCGCTTGAAAGCGTGTCCGGGCAGTACGATTATATCGTGCTGGACACTCCCCCGCAGCTTGGTCTTGCACTTGTAAACGCTCTGATCGCCGCCAACAGCATCATCGTGCCTATTACGGCAGACCGATATGCGCTTGCCGGATTGAGCCAGCTTTCGCAGACCATCGGTGACGTTCGCAGATATTTCAACCCGACTTTGAAGATTGAAGGTCTGCTTCTGAACCAGTACAAGAGCCGTGAGAACTTGTCCAAAGAGGTTGTGGAGCAGCTCCCTGTGATTGCGCAGAGCATGGGAACAAAGCTTTTGGACGTGAAGATTAGACCGTCTATGGGCGTTCGTAAGGCGCAGGCAGAGCGGCACAGCCTGTTTAGCGATGACACGGCAAAGAGTACCAGCGCAGAGGATTTCAAGGCGTTGGCGCAAAAAATTGTAGAGGGGGATAAAAATGAATGATATATACCCGCACCTTGTAGGAATGACGTGCATCGAAGATATAAGACGGGTTTATTTCTTAGATCTTGGTGTTTCATTTAATGAATTGTCGGATGAAGAAAAAGAGCTTGCATATAATTCTCAGCAATACCTCGCTGAAAAATACTGTGAAAAACTGAAAGAAAAGCTTTCCGAGAATCAGTGGGCGCAGTCGAAGCACAAACTTCCAAATGAATCAAACAAATACGTTATTGGATTTAGTGAAGACGAATACGATGTAGAAATCGTAAGATACGAAAGAGGTCTTAAAAAGTGGATAGGCAAAGATGGGAAATTGCACAACATTACACATTGGAAGTCTTTACCGGCTGTACCAGACCTCGAAGATGAAGATTGGGAGGAAGAGGAATGAAATCAACCAGCAAAAAATCCACAGGCTTGCTTGGCGGGTTTGATTTCCAGCCTATTTTTTCGGAACAGACATTAAGCCGAAGTGAGCCAAAGGAAGAAGAAGTAAGCCAAGCAAAGCCGAACGAAGCCGAACAAGCACAGATTAAGCCTAGTGAAGCCACAGACAGCCGTACACGGCCTAATGAAGCACAGTTAAGCAGTATTAAGCCGAAGCAAGCCAAAGACAGCGAAACACAGCCGAACAATGCTATAGTCAGCGAAAGTAAGCCGAAGAAGCTGAAACAGGCAAAGGAAGTTCAACGTCTTATCGAACAAGGTGATGTTCCTGGTGCGTTAGCTGAAGCTGGATTGACAAAGAAAAAAATTCCGATGCCGGAATCGCATCAGGGCGTTGCAAGCGGTGACGGGAAGCGTTCTAAGCGCATTACCATCCTTATGAGCGAAGAAGAACGCAAGTACATCAACCGTGAAGCTAGACGGCACGGAATGACCATCGGACAGTATGTGTACGCTCTGGCTGCTGCGGCGGCAGAAGGAAAGATTGAATTGGAAGATTTTCTCGAAGATTGAACCAAAAATAAAAAACACGCATTTTCTAACGAATTGACGTTGAAATGCGTGCAGTTTTCGGGCTATTGACATTCATGCTAGCAAGTGTTATACTATTATTGCTAGCCAACAAAGGAGGGATTGAGTTGGCTAAAAGTAGCGCAGAGTATTATCGAAAGCGTCGTGAAACCATCGGTCAGTTCAGTGTTCCAATTCCGAGAGAGAAGCTCGATGCTTTAACGGCAAAGTTAAAGGAACAAGGGAAAACAAAGACCAAATGGCTTAACGAGATGATAGATAAAGAACTTGAGCAATAAAAAATCCCCTAAACTGTTCGTAACTTGGCGGTCTCAGACAGTTTAAGGGATTACACTCCATACAACTATGGATGATAAATCCATTATATCATCTTCATGGTTGTATTACAAACAATATTTTGTGGTAAAGCCAATGAACATTCCAGCAACGAAAGAAGAGATTCTCGAAAATTTCAAGCAAAACAGCAACGGCCGTCCGCTCAACAAGGATGATTATGAGATTGCAGAAGCATTATCTCGAATCACTTACAAGGCGTATGAGGTCGGCATGGAAGATGCCAAACAGTTAAATATGGAGGATATGATGGATAACAAGAGATGTAACGCACTCCACGTTTTTAAGAGCAAGGCCTTTGGTCAGCTTCGCACAATTGAAGAAGATGGTAAGATTCTTTTCTGTGCTTCTGACGTGGCAAAGGCGTTGGGATATAGCAATCCGAGAGATGCAATTTCCCGCCATTGCAGGGGTGTCGTGAAACGCGACGCCCCTACACAGGGAGGAGTCCAAGCAATCGCTTTCATCCCAGAAGGTGACGTTTACCGTCTTATCACACACAGCAAGTTGCCCGGCGCAGAGAAGTTCGAGAGTTGGGTTTTCGATGACGTTCTTCCGTCTCTCCGAAAGGATGGCTATTACAGTCTTGCCCCACAGGAGAACAAGCCCGACACGCAGAACGATGCAGTCTTGCAAGTGCTGATGAAAAACACGGAAGTCCTGCAAGCAATCGTTCAGCAGAACCAGCAGATTATGATTGCTCTTACCAACCTGTCTGTAAACGATGCAAAGCGCACGATGGAGATTCAGCCTTACACCTCCCATCAGGGGCAGAAGGGCGACGGCAAACGTAGCAAGCGAATCACAATCCTTATGAGTGACAGCGAGCGGACGTTCGTTACGAGAGAAGCACGAAAGCACGGATTCACGGCAGGGGAATACATCTATAACCTGTCCGTTGCAGCATCGAAAGACCAAATTGATTTAGGCTGATAAGATTGGAGGATTGACGCATGATGATGTCGAAGGAATTTTACGAAGGAAACATTAGCCGTTTACAGAAAATGGTTAAGCATGGAATTTATGTTCTTTTGTTCGATGCTTTTGCTGTAGCAGTTCAGATTCCTTTTATCTTAGCTGGTAAATGGGTTGCAGCGCACTTGATTTTGTCCATTGCCGTATCTTTTGTAGCGGGATTTAGCTTTAACACGCTTGTAGATAGCAAAAGACAACTCGACACGTACAAGGCAGATATGAAATTGTACTATATAAAATAAAACAACCCCTGTGTAGTCGCAATGACCGCACAGGGGTTTTGATTTACTTATCAGCAATGCAATCCCAGTAGAGATACGCCTTGCCGTCCACAGCATCGCTGTCCTCAAGGAACGCCTTTGCCATGTCAGCGTAGAAGCCCGGAGTGTCAACGGACTGGCGTTTTGCAACCTGACAATAATCCGAGTACATCATGTTCATGATAGCCCAGAAATCGTTCGGGTCACAGGTAATATTGCGCTGTTTGGCAACATCCTGTGTCTGTTCCAGCGTCCAGTGACAGCCTTTCGTGCCGTCAGCATTTACCATACTGTCGCACCATTCCTCCGCTTCATCGTGGGTGAGGTGCTTGCGTGGCATCTTGATGGAACGGCTGTCAGCACCGCCATGCTCATACTGCCCAGCCCGCTTGTCCCAGTCTCCGTTCTGCGAAAAGCCAATCTGCGGCATCTTGCGCCCATACTCTACGTCAGGGTAGCGGGGGATAGGGTAGGGGTCGATGTAGCGGTTCTCCTCCTGCGGATAGTAAGGATAGCGGTCATTGCCGCTTTCCAGCTTGCGCAGACGGCGTTCCAGCTCACGCTCCCTGCGGTCACGCTCTTCCTCAAGGCGGTCACGTTCCGGCTCACGGTCTTTTTCGTGGTCGCGGAGCATCATCATGCGGCGAAAATTAGTCTTGCCCATAATCTATACCTCCTCAAGAAATGGACGCAGGCGCACCGGCGTGGGAACGGCAGAAGCAGCCAAGATACTTAAACGTGCCGGTGCCGGTCGCAGACGTTGCCACACGGGTAGCGTAGCGGGTGCGGGTGTGGATGCTCTCAGCAGTTGCCTGAGCGCAGTTGCAGTCGGTCAGAGGGTATGCGGTCGTGCCTGCGCCGATGGTAATGACCACAGGGGCGTTGATGGTGGTCGTGTCCGGTATGCTCTGGGCAACCACGATGCAATACTTCTCTCCGTTCTGGTATGCGCCAGCAGGGATGTTGATGGTCAGCGTGTCATTGGCGAACGTCACCGCATCCGAGATGACGAGGTGCGGGCACAGACGGCAGCTTGTTTTGCAAGCCATAATGTTTTCCTCCTAAAAAATCAGGGGCAGAGGTGTCTTACCCCTGCCCCGATGGTTCACCCGGTGTTATCGGGGAGTGTGTAGGTTAGCAGCAGCCGCAGCAGTTCACACCCACGTTGGGGTTCGCCACCTGATAAGCGGGAATCGGACGAGGATTGACCCGGTTCAGGATGGTGTCGGTCTGCTGGGACATCACGGTGGTCAGAAGCGCATTCTGACGATCCTGAGAAGCCGCGAACTTGAGGCTCTGGTTCTCAGCGGTCAGAGTGGCAATCTTATCCTGCGTGAAAGTAGTCCATCATGCTGCGGAAGTTGGCGTTGCAGTTGTCCACGATGGCACGAGCGTTGTCTGCGATAGCCTGACGGGTAGCGCAATCCTGCTGTGCAATAGTGTACTTCAGGTCGCCGATGAGCTGCTTGTTCTCGCAGCAGCAAGACGCAAGCTGCGTCTGGATAGCGGTCTGACCCGCCTGACGTGCGTTGCCCTCCTGCATGATGGCAAGGCTGATGGCATTATCGCCGTTGGACACGCTGCGTTCCAGACCGTTCACAAGCTGTGCGTTCTGGTAGCCGAGCTGACAGATCGCCTGATTAGTACCAGCAAAGCCGCCCGCAACGGAAGCGTTGAGAGTGTTCATCTGTGCGAGCTGGTCATAGCCCAGAGAGCAAATGCCGCTCTGGATGCCAGCCAGAGAGCGGGATGTATCCTGCTGGTAGAAGCCCTCAGACAGAGCCGCACGAGTATCTGCGCCGCCCTGACCGGTTGCACCGGTGCCCACCAGATAGGGGATGTAGCTGTTCATGCCATTGTCACCACCGTTCCGGCCGTAGCCGTTTGTGCCCCAGCCGAAGATGATGGCGAGGATGATAACCGCCCACAGCCCTTCGTTGCCGAAGAATCCGCCGCCGTTATTACCGCCGTCCTGCCCAGCCAGATAGCCAGTTGCAAAATCGTCCATAACAAAACTCCTTTCAGTTTTGCGTTATGCTATCCCACCGCCGTGTGCGATGGGCGAAGCCAAACAAAAGCGGTTTTTATCAAGTCCGCAAAACTGAGAAGCGTTTCGCTTAGAGGGATGCTTTATCGGGGCAGCGTCAGGTTCAGGACGCTTGCCAGCTGGTTCAGGTCGATGCCCCGCTCTTTGGCAAGGTTCTGCGCCATCGTCCTAAGCTGCGTTTCGTTTTTTCCATGAATCAGGTTCAAGCCCTGCATGATAGGGGCGTTCTGCCCGCTTAACTGCTGGATAAGCCCTATCGGGTTCTGCCCGGCACGAGCAAGGTTCGCAAGCTGCATGATGGGGCTGTGCGTAATCATATCAAACGGAGAGGGCATTGTTATTCTCCTTTCTTCGTTGCGGCAGCGGGCTTAGAAAAGCTCTTTTGCCACTTTTCCAGTTCATCCAGCCTGTGGACGAGGGCGTTATACTCTTCAACAGGCACATACTGCTGTGTCGGTGCAGCGGTCTGCTGTGCCTGTTGCGCCTGTATCTGCCGCCACGCTTCCGGACTGTAAAACTCCTGCACATAGGATTCACAGGTGTCCGGGTTAAGCCGCTTGCAGTAGATGACCCCACTACGCAAGTCTGGGCAATAGGTCGGTCTGCCGTACAGATCAGACGGTATCGCCAAAAACTCCTCCCTGCTGGAAACAGGTCTACCAAGCAACCAGCCGACATCCTGTACCGACTGCTGAACAGGCTGCTGCCCATTCATCGGCTGCGGACGCTGCTGCTGTGCCTGCTGCATCTGCGTATTGGGCAGGGGAGTGGCAAGCCCTACCGTTCCCATGCCGCCGTAAGGATTGACAGGCTGTTGCGGAACATAGGGCGCTCCGGGTGTCGGATAATAGCTCATAATACATCCCTCCTATTGCTCCCAGTGTACTGCATCGGCAGAAAACGAAGGACAACGAAGGTACAACGAAGGACAAAAAAGAAAAGCGCCCACACGGAAAAATCCGCATGAGCGCTTAACTGTTAAGGGCTTCACATTGGAAGCAAAAATAAAATATCGCGTTTCGGCTTGCAAGGCAAGGGTTTCGACAAAACTAGTGCAAATAAGACAAAATCCCCCACTTTGCCTACAACGTACCCCGCGTGGAACGCAGGAATTCGGCAAAGCAGGGGATTTTTACTCGAAAATGTTATCAATGCTTTTCAGCCGGTAGCCTATCGCCGTTCGACTGTAATGTGTCTGTGCTGCAATATCCGGCAACGGGAGCCGCTCAACGTACCGCAGTAAGGCTATCTTACGGTCTACCCTCCCAAGCGGTGCGCTTTTGATGGCGGCAGTCATCTGCTGTCGGTCAAGCCCTTGCAGGCACAGTGGCAGCACTACACGAGCCGCCGCCACAGGCAGCACCGAGCCAAAAAGGCTGCGGCAGCTCTCCGGCGTTGCGCACCATATTGCCAATGACGGCAAACCGGTGACAAAACGTCACCATTTCGTTGGCGTTGCCGAGATGGTATGTTTTCGTGAGATCACGAAAACGTGTGCAGACCATTTTCGTGACGTGCCGAAATTGCTCTTGTGCGGCGTACATTTTGTTGACGTCAACAAAATGCTCGTATGTAGTGCTTGCCATGGTGTTACTCCTTGCTATCCAAAACGGTTACTGCGTACACGCGGAGGTTTTCCAGCTTTTCGATGACGGCATTATAAGTCGCCTCCGTTGCGATGTGTGCGATGCGCTCCAACTCGTTGCTCTCTTTTGATGCAGCGATGATTTCATCCGCAGATACGCGTTTCATGGCTTCAATCAAATCAAGCAAATCTTCGATATTTACTGCGTTCATATCCTCACTCCTTTCTTAATGCCGCTTTCATGCGGTCAAAGAAAAACTGGATGACCTTGCTCATGGTCTCCTCGGTGATTGCCCAGCTGACCAGCTTGCCCCACCGGCTGTTGTCCAGATAGTGGCGTAGCATTTTGACACACCACGCCTTGCGCTCTGCGCCGCGCTTGGTGCCCTGAATCTCACGCTCTGCTTGGTCGATAAGGTTGAGCACAAGCGTCTTGACCGCTGCGCCGTAGCCCAGACGGATGCCGCCAAGGGCGTAAAAAATGAACCCGCCAAGCATGAGCAGCAGCGCCGCCCATGCGGGGAGAACAGACAAAAGCTTAGTTACCAGTGTTTCCATGCTTGGTTACTCCTTCCATTAAGTAGTTGTCGATTTTCGCCTTGCTGGCTTGCATGGCTGCAACGTTGTTTCCGGTCAGCTGCGATTCCAGCAGGGCACGGACGGCTTCAAGCGTCAGGCGGTTCACCTCGTCGATTTCTCCAAATCTCCCAAGGTCGCGGGTCAGGGCAGCACCATGCTGCAGCTGTCCCTGTTCCAGCGCACCGATGCGCCTTTCCATCTCGTCAAGACGCTTGTCCTGTGCTGCGTCCGGCGCTTGTGCCTTTTTGATGTACTTGTGGATGATGTCCAGCACCTTGTCCAGCGTGATCGCCGCTGCGCACAGGCTGCCCAAGATGCCCAGCACCCACAGCAAAGCTTCTTTTTCGGTCATTTGCCCTCCCGAAGACGGGTCAGACCCTTCTTTGCGATGATTTTGGCGTAGTCCTTATAGGGCACAGACAAATCCACGCCGGAAATCTTGCCCGGTATCGCGTCCACAACACCGGGGATCTTGCCCTTGCTGGTGTACTGCCACAAGCCGAACGGCCAGTCCGGTGCAGGCTTTTTGCTGCGGTAGGCTGCCAGCCACACGTCGTACTTTTTCAGAGCAGCGCCGCCCATGTACAGGTTCGTCTGCCCAAAATACAGCCCGGTGTACAGCATGGCGTAAAAGCCCATCTGCTCAATGGTGGCCAGAGCGTGCGCCGCAATGTCCGTCAGGGTCTGCTTGTCAAGCGGTGCCTGCACATAGGTGTCCTCAATGTCCACCGCCACCGGCAGCTGCACCGTCTTGCCGGTCAGCGCCTTGCGCAGCAGGGCAAGCTCTGCGTCCGCCTCTGCCGTGTTGACCGCCTTGCAGTAGTAGTACACGCCGCAGGGGATGCCAAGCCGCTGACACTCGGCGTAGTTGCGGGCGAAATAGGGGTCGATGTACGGCTTGCTGGGCGCGTCTTTGGCGCTGTTGCCCAGTGCCCGCAGCATCACGCCAGAGACAAGGCCGCTTGCCTTGACCTTGTCCCAGTTGATGTTACCCTGCCAGCGGGAAACGTCCATAATAAGAAGCATTATATCAGTCCTTTCTTTTTATGTTGGTGAATAGTCAAAGAAAGCCCTTTTTGGCTTATTTATTTAATGCCTGCACATTGTTGCCATAGCAGTCGTTTGACAGTTCGTATGTCGTATACGGACTTTCTGAATACGTGCCAATAGCATTATCATTTTTACCAAGCGTTCCGCTCCATAGCATATTGTTGTAAAAATGTTCTTCCATACCTGTTTCGCTTGTAGTAAATGGTCCGAGCTGAATAGAAACACCCTTATTTACCCTTAAAATGCAGTTTGACATTTCTAAGAATTGGTAAAAAGAATTGCCGTCAAAATAGCCACGATGACAGCCTAAAGCACCGGTTTTTAGCGGCCTTGTATAGAGTTCATACATGCGGTCTGGGGTATCGTTAATCAATGTGCAGTTTCTGATAATGTATTTGCAATTTTTTGCCATACCAATTCCAATTGCTTGGTTTTGTGCTGAATAAATAATGCAATTTTCAACAGTTCCAATTTTTTCATCTGTATTGGCATAATTAGAGTCGTCAATGTGTATTCCATATGCACCAATTTTATAGTCGTCAGTTCTGTTTTCTACGAAATTTGATGTTCCGTCATGCGTTGCTTTGATAGTTAAGTTTGAGATATAAAAGTTGCCAGATGCAAAAATTGGAGCATTGTCATAGTCGCCTTTGTCATTCATTATGATGCAATATTGTTTATTAGTGCCAATTATTGATATGTAAGAATTGTGAATAATGATTTTTTCGTTGTAAATGCCCGGATAAACGATAATTGTGATAGGATTTGTTTTAGAAGCGATTGTTTTTGCATACGTTACAGCTTCCGTGATACTTTTGAACATTTTACTTCCATCATGGCTTACAGTAACAACATTTTTATTATTTTTTGCATCCCTATTCATTTGTTCTAGGTCAAACTGTGCAAAAACACTTGCATTATAAGCAATGTTGAAATCCTCACTCAAATATACATCGAGTGTTTCACCAACCATTTTAGGTAATGCGGATGCACCGGGTTTATCCGTTTTATTTGTATATAATATTGCACCAGCTAACCCGACAACTACATTACTATAATTTGATATTTCTACTACTTCCTCAAATGAAGTATCAATAAAATTACGTTCAATTATTTCAAGTACAATACACTTATTCGTATCTGTTTTTTCTGTAATGTATATCTTTAAGGGGCTACCCGAATTTTTATCATTTGTTGTGACGCTTATCTTTACACTATCTGCGGATTTAATCACATTATCGAAGTTCAGCAAATAAACATTGGTTGAACTCGTTACTATTAAATCCGCATTTTTATTTGCTTCAACTTTTAATGGTTTTCCTATTGCATCATCTAAATCTTCCTTCACCTGCCCGACCGCCTCTCCCACCTTTGCCGCATCCGCAGCCTTACCGGAGAGGGAGAGGGTGGGGTCGATGATTTTATCGACAACGGTTTTTGTTTCGTTGGCGGAAGATTCAACATCTGCAATGCCGTTCTCGATGTGGTTCAACTGCGAAGCGGTAAGCACTTCACCGTTTGCAAAGTTCTGCTTTTGATAGCTCATTTATAAGTTACCTCCTCTTCATTTTCATTGGTTTGCGTAAAAACCGTTTCTGTTTCGGTATTAACAGGCTCTTCGACTTTTGGCACGGGACTGTATATCAGCTTGGCTCCATCCCACAAGTAGTCTGTATAAAACCCCTCTGTCATTCCTGACAGGTCATCAAACAAAATCTCATCAGGCGGCAGCGGGTTTGGAATAACGCTTTCGTGGCACCACCCGCCGCCATACAATCGACCATCCAATCCGACTTTGCACTTGAACTTGAAATGTTCCATGATATTTACCTCACATAAAACCGTATAGCTCCAACGGGCGGCAGACCTCATCGTTTTTCGTAACACCATCAGCAATAGGAACTTCCAAATGTATCACGCCAGTTATAACGTTGTTTTTATAATCTGACGTTCGTTCTTTTCCGTAACCGAATGTGATTCCAGTGGTTTCAACTTTTACTTCTCTCCAATGAACGGTATTCCACGGATAAGCGTAAGAATATGTTTGTCCATTAACTGGAAGAACAACGGTAAGCCTACCAGCGCCACCACCGGAAGCAAGCCATGTTCCTTTTTTATGCGTGTCATAGACCAGCATTACAGACGAGTAGGACGAAAGGTCAATTTTTGTTGTTTGTGCATCAAATCCACCTGTAGGGTTTCCATAAGAATCCTTCTTATAAGGCCATTCAAAAATTTTACTGTTGCGAATGCCATGAAAAGATATGCCGCCGCTGTATATAGAAACACTTCCATAGCCATCCGTTATGTCTATGCCATTGTCGTTTATAACAACTTTATTGTTTCCACGAACGACCTGTACGTTTTGACCGGTGATTTGTACCTTGCCTTCCCAGTTGCTACGAGTGATGACCAACCCATTTTCAGGAGTAAACGTCATCATGCTATAAAGCTCTTCTTTTGCGTTTTGCTCTGCTTGGTTTATTTTTACTAGGTTTGCTCTGTCCGTTGCCGCCTGTTGGCTTGTGACGCCGCTTGTAGACTGCGTGTAGGAAGAGCTTGTGACGGTCTCGCCAGCGCCTGAAATCGCTGTGTTGCAGTTCAAAGCAAGCGTGACGTTGGTAACAATGGTATCATGTACAACGCCGTCTTTGTCCTTGTAGCGTATCATGTCCAGCGGGAACAAATACGGCGCAGACTTGATAGTGGCGCTGTATGGGCGGTAGGCAAACCCACCGCGTGCAGCTTGCAGTTCCTTCAAAACGCCCTCGTAAGCGTTTGTCAGGAATCCGCAGTCACTTAGATCAAGCGTGTAATCTGCTGTGCCGGACAGGTATGTGTTGCCCTTGCCATCGTCACAGGTGAAGCCGGTAATGGTGATGTCGTTCTCCAGCATATCACTGGAATAGCGCTCACTTGCGGTAATGGTCACGCCTGTCTGCTCATACCATTTCAGCACAAGCCGTCCGCTGCCATCCATGAATGCGCAAGTGCCGGTAAGTTGTGCACACCATTGCAAAAGCTGTCGGTAGGTCAGCTTCTGGTTCGTGTCCGGCAGACCGCCGATGCTGAAATAGTGGTTCGGGAGCACCGAAACATCTGTTGCAAGCGTGACATTGCAGATGGAGCAGATTTTCTGAATAAGCGAATCAACATGGATAGGGAAGGAGAGCGCAGAAGCGTTCACTTCGCGGTCGAACAAGACCATGTAGTCCAGTGCGGAGATGCTTATTGTGCTCAGCTTGCGGGGCGGCGTATCTACGATGAACAGACCACAAGGAACCCAGTATACTTCCGTGTCTACACTGTAATCACCAAGCCGACCAGTGCCGAGAATAAAGTTTCCAAGACCTTTTGCAAAGCCAAGAACGGACTTGCCAAGAATGAACTTACCAAGTTCGGAGGTGTTGGCTGCGTGGATGCCGATTTTAACGTTCAGGACAGCGCCCTCGAAGGAAACATCGTTGAACTTGCCATCGTAGTTCCGCAGTTTTAAGGACAGTTCAGACGCGACCGCAGAGCCGACCTCGATTTTACTGTTGGTCACGCAATACCGGTCAATCTTTAAACCGCCCTGAATGATATCCGCATCTGTGATGGTGAACGTCTTACCGCCAGCAGTAACCTCAATAAGAGCAGTCTGTTGATTGCCCTCGTTGAAGGATTTTATAATATCTTGCGATACATTGACCATCAGTGTGCAGCCCTTTCGATGATGTTAAAGGATATCCCCTCCCAGCGATTCATACGGGAATTGTACATCGGCACAGCACGGTCACCAACGTAGAACTCGCTGGTTTTCCAATCGCCAGCCATTGCGTCAAGATAGGTAACGTTGATGTACTCCGGGTTGAACGCTTTTAGGATAGCAGCGGCTTCTTTTATCGTAGTGTATTTCCATTCCAGTTCCAGCTTGACGCACTGTCCAAGACGTTTCTTGTCCATCTTGTTATCCTCTGTGCGTCCGGCATCGGATGCCGAAATGTCCTGTAACCGCCACTGATAAGAAGAGGGGCATTTAAGATACTGCCCATCCACGCTCCGAATCGGATTGTACTGGTCAAGTTCCATAAATGCCCCTCCTTTAAGTACCTACCGGGATAATGGTTTTGCCGTTACGCTGGTTCGTTCTGTTCACTGCCTGATAGAAACTGGAAACGTTGACCTCTGCGCTCCCTTCCTTCTCAAGCAGAGCCTGCAACAGTTCATTCTGACGGCGTAGAAGCTGGTTCTGACGTTCCATTGCAGCTTCAACACCTTCGCGGATGCCCTCAACGATTTGGTCATTATTGGCAACTGCTGTGTGACCGCCCAGAGAGCCGACCATCTCTGCACCGGCCTCGCGGGCGATGAACAGCTGCCCGGCATCGGGAAAACCGCCACTTGCAAAGCCAAAAATCTTCTTGCCAAGATTCACGAGTGCTCCAATAGGTGACAAATCCCAAAGAGTGTGCTTTATGGATTCAAGAACTTTCGTGCCAGCGGACTTGTCAGAATCCTTCCAAGTCCCTATCATGTCCTTCCACCACTGGATGCCACCAGAAAGGCCAAGGCCAACACCAGCGCCTATTCCGCCGTATGCACCGAGATGTGAAAGTGCGCCACCAGATGCTGCTGCGCTACCGGCCAATCCACCGGAAAAAGAACCAGAACCGCCAAACTTGATTCCTTTTATTTTTTGTGTAAGCCAGCTTATTACATCGCTGGCTTTTGTTTTGATGAAGTCAAAACCGTCCGAAACGATTTTCCCAATGCCGCTGTCTTTGTCAAACAAATCGCTAAAGAAAGATTTCAGTCCACCATACGCCTGTTTCAAAGCAGGAACTTGGTCAATGACTTCGCCAACTTTGGTTTTCAGGTTATTAAAGGTGGTAATGACATTTTTCACGCTGTCGATGGTGTCAGATACGTTTTTGATAGCAGTGGAAACCTTGTCGAAAACAAGGTATATGCCCTCAAACGCCTTTTGGATGGCAAGACCGGCAGCGCCAAAGAAGCCGTTGTACTGGTACTCGTTTTCAATCTCTGCAACGCTCTTTTTCACAAAAGACCGGATGTCAGAGACCGCACTCACAAAACCATCATGCGTGTTCAGGATGGACTTTGATGCAGCGGTAAGGGCATCAACAGAAGATTTGAAGCCGTTGGAGATATCTTTGCCAGCCTTAGTCACAGCGTCAATGCCCTCTGTGAAGTCGCCCAAGTCGGTTTTCATCTTCTTGAACCAGCCACCAAAACTATCATTGGTGGTGCGCATCGTGCGTTTTAGCGCGTTTGCGGTTTCCATCATGGACTTGCCGCTTGCGTCAACGGAAAGGCTGATAGAGCCACCGCGCAGACCGTAGTTGTCATCTGCCAGCTGAGAACCGATGGTCTTTACCGCGTCAGACACAGACTGGATAGCATTCACCGCAAGGTCTTTGGCAGCGGAGATACCGTTGGCAAGACCTTCTACAATGTAACCACCGTAGCCCTTAAAGACTTTGGAAGGAGAGTGGATTTCAAGTTCAGTCTGTGCTTTTTCTTTGATTCCGTCCGTTACAGCCTTGACGGCATCCTCTGCAACGTTCTTTTTGCCAATGATGCCTTTTACGATGCCATCTATGATGTTTTTGCCAACGCTAACAGGATTGAACTTTGAGATTTTATCAATTAGCTTTCCAAACCACGTTACAGCGTCCTTGATTCCGTTTATAACGTCTGCAATCAGAAGGATGAACTTTTCCGCGAAGTTGCCGTTCGCCGCAATTGCAAGCCGGTCGGATTCATCAACACCCTTTACAATCCATCCAACGAATACGCCGATGTTATGGATTGTTTGAGCGATGCCCATTACAAAATTTTCGATGAAGTTTCCGTTCATCTGTAAATCCAGACGGTCTGTCTCGGAAACTCCGTTTTTAATCCAACCAACAAAGATTGCAATATCGTTAATGATGTTCCCAATCGCGGTAACGGCAGGGGCCGCAAAGATTGCAAAGCCTTCGCCCATAGACTTTGAGGAATTTAAACCCTCCGGGTT